TAGTACCTTTTCTTAAAGTCTTGTAATGCGACATACTTTTCAACATGCAACTTGCCTTTTAGAGCGTACATAATCCCCGCGCCGTCTTTATTGCCTGACCAACAATTTTCTATACATTTTTTAGGCAATGGTTTTTTAATTGGCTTTACTACGATAATGCACATAATACTTATACCTCCGTGTTAGTTGTTAATTTTCTGGCCATTAGAAAAACAAATAAATTAAAATAGTCTTTTTTATTTTCATGTATGTACTTAAGAAAGTTTTTTATGGTAATACCCTGTAAGGAAGTGGTCTTTGTCCATTCATATACCGCTTTAATAAATTCCATGTTTTTAAAAAAGGACATTGTTTTCAATGTTCCCCGAAAAATACGTATTTCAACTGTTTTTTCGTTTTTTAAATTAATTGCCACATATCTTTCACTATTACCGGATTTATTTCGTGCCTTGTAAACAATATCTTCTTTGCTGTCTTCTAAACTTGCCCAGCGGTCAAGGTGCTTTTTTTCTCTTTGGGATATTGTTGTTATAAAACCCTGATTTTTAAAAAAGAACGTCATAAACTTGTATAGGTGTATAGTCGTAAATGCCTTTTTAGATAAATGTACGTGTATCCCACAAGTACCGGGAGTATAACTTTCAAAACCTTTACGCTTTAGGTAATCGCACATAAAAGCAAATTTCTTTTTGTTTTCCAGGTAATACCCCCATGAAAGGGGGTGAGTTACAATCTCAAAACCATTGTATAAAGAACCGTCTTCTTTACAATAGATAAAATCATTTCGATCAATCAAATATTCTGCCGTATCATCGTTGGTTTCTCTTTGTTTTGTGTTCTCAACTTCTAATTCAATACCGAAATACAACTCGTTCTTTTTCTCCGTATTCAATTTAAAAAATTCCGCTTCCGGCTTATAACCGTAATCATGTATATGTTCTGACTTATCTCTATAGCAACTATCACAAAATCCGTCTTGTCCATAATTATCATTGTGACATACGTTATTACAACTTTCACAAGTAAAATAATTCTCAGCACAGCTGTCACATATTTCATTCCCGTTATTGTTTTCATAACATCCCGCGTTTTTAAACACCTTGCCGCAATCATCACAAACAGAAAATTTTTTGTCAAAACATTGCTCACAATATAGATTACAATCGCTTCCTTCTTTTGCGTCATCATTACTAACCACTTTATCACAACAATAACAAGCTAGAAAATTATCACTAAAGCAATTGTCACAATATTCATGGTTTTCCGCTTCATGTTTTTCATCATTGTCAAAATATTCCCTACAATCGTAACATACAAAACCATCTTCCAAGCACTCAGGGCAATATTGTCGTTTTTTTCCATTATCATTTTCAATTATTTCGTCGCAATTGGCACAATGGATAATTTTTGTTATTTCCAGGGGAAGGATTTCTTGTTTTCCGTATAGCTCTTCACACATCTTAGTGTAGTTTTCTAAAATTTCCTTTTTATTACCAAAATAAAGAAAATATCGGTTATGTAGTATAGGTTCAATAACAGGCAAGGAAGTTTTGATTTTCTCTAACCTATTAATAAGGTTTTTTGTATTAGACCTGCCCTTTTTTGTATCATACCTGTAATTACGTATTCGGTACTTTAATTGAGATATTAAACATTCTCTTACGTATTCGGCGTTTAAAAAACGTCCTGTTTGCCTATCGATTGCATATTTAAAATCCGGTTTTTCATCCAGGAAGGCTCCGTATTCAGTTGTAATCATAATTTTTAATCCTTTTTGTTAGTTAGTTGTTATTGTATTTTTATTGGTTGATTTACATTTTAATAAAATATTTGTTTACGAAATAATAACTAAAATAACTTGTAACTTGTTGATCACATTAAAAATAATACCTGAAAGACCACTAAACCATTGATTTTAGCTACCCGATTTTTTGAAAAGTGAGCTAAGTCATTAGGATACATTAAAATGCCCGCTGAAACTTCATTAAGTAATTGATATTTACCAATATGTAAAAAAGCGGCAAAAATTGCCCAGTTAGATAGGCAAAAATTGCCTACTAAAAATGCGGTTTTTGTCAATATTTTTTTGTTGTAAGTCATTGATTTTTGGTCTTTGGTGTGGTGAATGGCCGCTAAGTCGTTATTTTTTCTATATAGTATGTCCAGGGGATTTATCCTATACCTCAAAATATTCACTAAGCAGGGAAGATTTAATTTTTCGTTAAAAAAACAATGAAAATACAAATAAAATTTCCCTGTTTTTATAAAACGCCGGAAGCGCCTAATAACGAGTATTAGCGCGTCAAGCACCTTTTTCCGCGAAAACACCCCCCCTGCTCCCTGCCCTTTGTCAATCCCAGCAAAAATCGTGTTTATATTGTCTTGTGAATACATTTTGTTGACCTTGTTGATTTTACGTTATAGTAAAAATACATTACACCATTATATATGTCAATGCACTCAGACCACGTTTTAAGGAACCCTTCCCTTGTGACACAAGGCCATATTTCCCCGTCTTTACATCTTGCTACATATAGTAGTTTTTTAATTGTTTTATTCATTGTTTCTCTTAAAGGCTTTAAGCACATTGATAATGCAGAATAACCATGTTAGACTAATGATTACGTACAACATATTACTTGCTCCTATAAGTTACAAGGATTAACATTTCACGTTCTACGGGCATTAGTCCGTATTTCGGTACGATTTTGCCTTGATTGTAAAGGCTTACTACTAAGTTAATTCTTTGTGTTCTCATTGTCTTTACTCCTTATTCTTTCTATGTTTATATATCGCAATCTACATGCCAATAATAACAGGCGAATAAACGTAAATTAAGCCACTTATTCACTTGTGATAGGTTAGTATTTACATTATAATACACCATAACGTATATGTAATTGCAAAGGCCCAAAGACCAATGACTTATGATGCACGTTTTGGGGGACGCTATGCACGAAATGGGTTAGTGTGTGCTTGTGTCAAGGGATGTTGGTCCAGGGTGCAAGGGGCAAAGGGGCACGGTTCGCTATAGAATGGGTTTTTTATTTGATCACGGTTTCACTTAGAAAGCGCATGGTTTGCACTTGTCAATTGCAAGTTTCTAAGGTGTTTTTGATAGGGTGAATTGCCTACCCCCTGCCCAAATTTTTCCGGCACCTCACCACCCCTAAAATTTTTTAGACCCAAAGACCTCGTGTCGAGTATAAAATAATAAATTATTTCCGTGACAACAACACAACCCATAAGGTATCATTGTGCTATGAAGGATATAAGGCCCCCTGTCCACTTACCTGACGAAGCAACCCTCCGTGCCTATTACGAACTGTGGTGCCAAGGGCACACTGTCTCAGGTATAATGGAAGTTCTTGGTATTGACGAAAAACAATACAAGTCCTGGGAACCTTATTTCTTTTGGGCTTGTCGTAAAGGGAACATCCACAAGATAGCCGCTGGTGCTACTCCAATAGTGTTGACACAAGGACTTAGGGAAAATTTTATTGAGTATATACGAAGCGGAATGCCGGTTGACAAAGCCGCTCGTGCAATGAATATTCCCCTTACTACTGTGTTGGAGATATGGTTCCAAGACCCGATATTCAAAGCAGAAGTTGATTTTGCCGTGGAGATGGCTAATGTAGAGATAACCCAAGCACTGTTTAAAAAAGCTAAAGGGTTTACAAGTCACAGGAAATCCACCACGAAGACCAAGACCACGGGGCGTATAAGTGACACGGGAACCCCCCTGCCCGATTACGAATCAACTTCCACAACAGAGAGTGAAGAAGAAATATCTGGTAATGTCGAAGCACAAAAGTTCTGGTTAATTAATAAGAGTCCCGAAGGTTGGAACCTCGATGGCAGCGCCATGAAGTCCAATAACAAAGGAGCGATTCTCTCAGCCATTGACAAAATGACAGAAATGACGGAAGAAGATCAGAAGTTCTTCGAGGTTGCGGGGGCCAAGCCATTACCAGGAGAAGAAGTTGAAGCTTAACCCAAACCAGAAATTTTCTATCAAGGACTCCGATGCCAGACTAAATATTTGGGATGGGTCTGTTCGGTCGGGTAAGACGGTGGCTATTGATTACAGGTTTATAAAGGCTGTTGGAGAGGGTTGGGAAGGGTGCCCGGCTGACGCGATTGACGTGATGGTAGGAAAGACTCTTGGGGCGCTTAAGAGAAATGTTATTAACCCTATCATTGAATTGGTCGGGTCAGGGAATGCTTGCTTTTATCCGGGCAAACAAGAGTTTAGGATATGGGACAAGACGATTTATACGGTTGGGGCGAACGATGAACGGTCTGAGGGAAAAATCCGTGGTTCTACTATCCGTAAAGCTCTTGGGGATGAACTTACTCTGTGGCCTGAGTCTTTTTTCAAAATGCTGGACAGCCGTCTCTCCCTGGAAAACTCCCAATTCTTTGGCAGCACGAACCCTGGTCCTCCGCGCCATTACCTTAAAGTAGACTACCTTGACAGAATAGAGGAGTTAGATTTAAAGCGATATAAGTTTCTTCTTACTCACAACTTGGGGTTGATAAAACAAAATCCTCACTATGTTGAGATAATGGAGAAGAATTATACTGGTCTTTGGTATAAAAGGTTTATTTTGGGTGAGTGGTGTATGGCGGAAGGCTCTATATATGACTTCTTCGATGAAAAGCTACATACGATCAGTGAGAAAGACTATCCAGATGCTGTCTACCGATCAGTGGGAGTTGATTATGGAACAAGCAACCCTACTTGTTTCCTCCTCTTCGGGCACAACCATAGGACGAAACCTTGTGTTTGGTCCGAAGACGAATACTTCCACGACTCCGTTAAAGAAAAAAGGCAAAAGACGGACGAAGAGTATGTTGAGGATTTTATTTCTTTTATAATAGGGAGAAAAGACGTTACTACCGTCTTTATAGACCCTGCCGCAGCCTCTTTTAAGCTGGCTTTGAAGCGGGAATGTATGAAAAGAGGGATGTATATACAGATAAAAGACGCGGAAAATGATGTTATAAATGGAATCCGAATACAAGGAACTATGCTCAAAAGCGGTGATTATAAGGTAGGAAAACGATGTAAAAGGACTATTGCGGACTATTATGGGTATATTTGGGACGCAAAAGCCCAAGAACGGGGTCTTGATGAGCCTGTAAAGACAAATGGTGCAGATCACACCAAAGACGCAGAGAAATACGACCTTTATACTACTTATGGAGAGCATCATATAGATTATGATGCTTTTATGAGGAATTGATATGGAACCAAATGAACGTTGTACAGTAGTAGATATTAAAAAATGTGCAAGATGTGGACAAGACCACGATAAAATGTCTTTTTTAAAATTTACCAGACCTCCGCAAGAAGGGCACTATACTCATTTTTGTGTTTGCCCACAGACCCTTGAACCTATTTTAATGACGATTGAAGGGTGATATGGAGAACTTAGCTTTATTTGGGTGCATTTGGTTGGGTTTAATAGTTCTTGTTCTTGCTCTTTTTTCAAAGGAAGAAGACAGTGATGATGTACCTCCTGACAAATGGGATATAGTATGAAAGAACTGTTAGAATATACAAAAAATTTGGAAACCGTTTTTACCGACAAAACCAAGAGAGATTCATGGGAAAATCTCTTTACTGGTGTTGGTAGAGCTATTTCTGATAAGAGAATGTCCACTGTTTTCAATCCGAATCCAGGTCTTACCGAGGACGAATGCAACGCTATTTATCGCAACGAGGGCATGGGACGCCGTATCGTGGAAGTGTTGACAGAGGATATGACAAGGAAGTGGTTCAAGATTGAAGGGGACACCGATGGAGATATGGAAAAGGCTTTTGACCTCTTTGATGGCCGCACTGCCTTGGAAGAAGGTATTCGATGGGGTTTGTTGCATGGTGGGTCAGTAGGGGTTATAGGAATTGCTGACGGAGGGTATTATGAAGACCCTGTAGATGAAACTGAAATTGACGAAATAACACATATTCATGTTTTTGACCGTTGGAGGGCTGTTTGGGTTACTTCTGACTTGTATCAAGACCCATATAATCCTAAGTTCGCTACCCCTGAGTTCTACACTATCTTCCCCATTAATCCTGCTATGTCCCCCGGAAAGAGTCTTACCAAAGAACTTACAAAAAGTGGACAAGGGAGAAATAAGGGGTTTTCGTCAGGAGATCAACCAGCCCTTACCAACCTTCGAGGAGCAATGGCCCCGCTTGTAGGTGCTTTTAGAGTACATGAAAGCCGGGTGCTTCGTTTTGATGGTGTTTTAATACCGTTGAAAGAGCGTATTCGGAATAGGTACTGGAATGACTCCTACCTTCAATCTTGTTATGAGAGAATACGGGGTCTTGGAGAGTCTTATGCTGGCTTAGAGACAATTATCCAAGAGTTTATTATCGGTACAATGCAGATCGAAGACCTTGCCAATATGGTTGCTACAGGTAAGGAGAATCTCGCTATCAAACGTTTGGATATGTTGGACCGAAGCAAGCATATAATGAATACTTTGCTCTTGGATAAAGAGGAAGAATACACCCGGCACTCTGCTTCGGTATCGGGACTTGGTGGATTGGTTGATTCTCTTGTCTTAGGCATCTCCGCTGCGTCAGGAATCCCTGTTACGATCCTTATGGGCCAATCCCCTGCTGGTTTGAATGCCACTGGTGCAAGCGACGTTAGGCGGTACTACGATAAGATTGCCGGTATGCAGATGTCCATGCTTAAAAAGCCTCTTGCCAAACTTTGCAAATACGTGATGCTTTCAAAGAAATCCAAGTGGAAAGGGAAGATACCGGAGAATTGGGCAATAAAGTTTCCCTCTCTTTGGGCGCTTGATGAGGTCCAAGAGTCCGAACTCCGGCTTTCTATGGCCCAAGCGGATGCTCTTTACTTGGATAGAAAAGTCATTAAGCCTGTAGAGGTGTCTAACTCTCGGTGGGGTGGTGAACAGTACTCCTTTGATACAAAACTACAAGACAGAGATGCAAAGGGAGAGTTATCGGACGAGGATAAAGAAGAAATGCTTAGAATGGGCAAATCTACTCAACCTGGGGAGAAAAGCCCCGATCTTGATAAGGACAAAAGTTCAAGAGGCAAAGATAAAATAGCTTCTAATGGTAAAAAAGCGGTTTAACTTTTTCAAGGAGGTTTTGTGTTTTATAAAATGTGTCTGTTGGTGTCTGTGGCGGTGGCTTATGTGATGGCTGCTGATGATAGTGTATCGGCATTGATCGCAAACCTGGGTCTTCCTGCAATGGTCCAGTGGGCTATTGTCGGTATCCTTGGTGGAAGTGGGGTATGGGGTTGGTTGTTCAAGAACAAAATGATCCGTGATCTAAGGGATGCTGTGAATGCTTTGGTTACTCTTTTCGCTAAACTTCGTGTAGCAATAAAAGACCCGGAGTTGGTTTCTGACATAAACGATTCGCTTGAGCATATTGCTTTGTGTTTCGAGGATAGTAAGCTCTTAAGAAGCAAAGCTGCCCTTATCCGAAGTGTAAAGATTAAAACTGCTACTGCTAAGGCAATACCTGTTGTTGTGGTGCAGCCGACAAGCCCAACATCTGTTACGGAACCATTGGCCGTTGAACCGAAAGACCAGTTAGAGTCTGGAAACACTATTGTAGGTTAAAACTTTTTCAAGGAGTTTATCATGTGGTCCTGGATTAAATCGTTGTTTCAGCCAAAAGCTCTTGTGGCCGATATGGAGAAACTTTTGACAATTATTGAAAACACCCCTACTGGTACGCTTGTGACGATTGTGCAGCAAGCCAATCAGGTGGTTGGCGGTAAGCAACAAGTCAACGTAAACAGTCTTGCTATTATTTTAACCTTTGTCAAGGCTCTTGCAGAGGTGATTGAGAGCAAAAAATAGTTTATTATTTGCTTGTATTTATAAGTGAATAATAAGTATAATGAGGGTGTGAAAAGGAGGAAAGCTTGCCTTTCCGTATAGACAAAATCGCTATAAAAGGCCGAGTGTCCCGTACAGATGAAGGTTATCTCACGGGCACGGCCCCCATTACCAGAGCCGGTGTATTTAAATATCATGGTCAGGATGGAAAACCTTATTATGAGCTACGCCATCCTGACGATGTTTTTGCTGCTGATTCTCTTGAAACTCTTAAGATGGTCCCTATCACAAACACCCACCCTTGGTTCGGAAAAGTCAAGTCTGATAATGTCAAGCGGGTACAAATTGGTATGACCGGAGAGAGTATCAAAGTGGACGCTCCTCATGTCATGTCTTCTATAAAAATCACCGATGGCCCCGCTGTAGAGGACATTGACTCAGGTAGGCAACAGGTGTCTGCCGGGTACAAATGCCAAGTTGTAAAGGAAATAGGTGTTTTTGACGGGGTTGAATATACCAGTAGACAAAAAGACATTCGGTATAATCATGTGGCTCTCTGCGATGTTGGCCGGGCAGGACCAGACGTAGGGCTTAATCTCGATTCTCTTGACGAACAAGATACAGATATTATGGTGTGTGATTCATTCGATAATTCACAATTCACAGGGAGTAAGAACATGGGTAAACTCGTTCTTGACTCTTGCGAGTATGAAGCCCCGCAGGAAGTCATCAATGCATATAATAAGCTTCATACTGATTCGGACGGTCTTAAAAGTCAAGTCACCAGTTTGACTAAAGACCAAGACTCCCTTAAAGGGGAAAATGCCGCTTTGAAATCGAAAGTGGATGCTTTCGAGAAAAGGGACATTGGTAAAGAGGTCCAGGACGCTGTTAAAAATCGCCGGGCGCTTGAGACTTCCGCTACTGTTGTTCTTGCCAAAGAAGTTGTGGCGAAGTTCGATAGCATGAGCGATGCTGAAATTCGCAAGGCTGTCATTGCTTCTAAGATGCCTGATCTGAAACTTGACGGTCAGAGCGATTCGTTTATTGACGGATGCTTCAATACCGTTATTGCTTTGGCAAAAACGGAAAAGAAGGCGGATGCTCTTGCTGGTCAGCGCGGTGCCAGTAAAGGCGCGGAGAGCGGAAAAGAACATCGGGAAGACGGCAAGATCAACTCAGCCGCTGCTCAGGACAAGTATCTTGACGGATTAAAAAATGGTTGGAAGAACAAAAAAGATAGCAAGTAATTTTTAAAAAGGAGATATTAACATGCAGACCTCTTATGGCATCAATATGGGCCGGTACATTGCCGGTCAGTTGGATGACCTTCGTAGTTCGGTTATTGAAAGCTACATCGCTGATGTAGCGATGGGTTTTGGCCTGGGAGTGATGACCAGTGTTGTTCCCGGTGGTACGTATGCGGCAGGTTTTATACCTGGTCCTATTGGTGGTGGGTTTCGGCAGGGTAGTGTGAAACTTCCTACTGCTGGTGGGCAGACTTTTGCTGGTTTTACGGTCAATCAGCACAATGAACAAACCTATCCGTTTACTGCTTCGAGTGCAGCGTATGCGGCCAACGACATTGTGAACGTGTGTCGTAGGGGTTTGGTGGTTGTCACTGTTGCAGCCAACGTTACCGCAGCCATTACGGATACTGTTTACATTGTTTGTTCCGGTGCAACTGCCGGTCAGATCACAAACAGTTCGGGTAGTTCGGCAATTGCGGCAACAAATTCGGTTTTCAAAGAAACTATGAATACGGCTTCGGCAAGTGCAACAGGTTTGTGCTTGGTCGAAATCAATATGCCTTAATCAAGTGAAACAATTTTAAAGGAGTTGTGAAAATGAATAAGTTTAAAATGGATGCGGCATATTGGAAACAGGATGATGCCGTATTGTTCGATGAAGAAGCGTTAGAGAGGATTGACGCTGTAGAAAAGAAACTACAGTTTGTCTTCTCTATGGACTCCGGTGAATCGGCGTTCTTTGCTCGTCAGTTGGAGTTCATTAAGTCGAAGACGTATGACATCAAGTATCCGAACCTCCGGGCACAGGAACTTCTTCCTGTTTCCATGGAAGCCGGACCGGGAGCGAACACCATTACCTACCGTCAGTACAACATGGTTGGCCAGATGAAGTTTATTGCTCAGTATGCCAAAGACCTTCCCCGCGTTGACATTTACGGTAAGGAATTTCATGCTTTTGTAAAGAGCATGGGTGAGTCTTATGGTTACACGATCCAGGAAGTTCGGAATGCTATGTACGCGAACGTTCCCCTGCAACAGCGCAAAGCCAATGCCGCTCGACTTGCTTATGAGCAAGCGGTGAACCGCAATGCTTGGTTTGCTGATGGTTCGGCTACCTATGCCGGTTGTATGGGTTTGTTCTACAATAGCAACATTACCACTATGGCTGCTCCTACGGGTCTATGGTGTGACGGTACTGGCGCTTCTCTTGGTAAAACCCCGGACCAGATTATAGCGGATGTCAATGTCGCTATTAATTATGTCCCACAGCTTACCAAAATGGTAGAGTCGGTAAACACTATCCTGATGCCCTCTATTCATTTGGCTTATATCAAATCCACCATGCGGTCCACGATTTCCGATGCCACGATCTATGAGGTTTTGGTTCGGAATCACCCCGGTGTGTCTTTTGAGGCGTTGAATGAGGCGTATGCGGTTCCTGCTTCTACGGCTACAGGTATGTCGTGGAGTTCAACGAATCCGAGTATACTTCTTGCTTATGACAAGAACCCGGATAAGCTGACTCTTGAAATTCCTCAGCCCTTTGAACAGTTCCCTGTCCAGGAAGTTGGGTTGGAGTACGAAATTCCGTGTCATGCTCGGTATGCCGGAGTTATTACATATTATCCCCTGTCGATTCTGTTGATGTACGGTATATAGTCACCCAAAGGCCGTGTAAAAGCGGCCTTATCTTAACAAGGAGTTACAAATGAAACTGGTTTTTTCTCTTATAGCGAGTTTAGCAGTGGTTTTTTGTTTAGTGGCCGCTGCTCCTACGGACATAACTATTGATGCCAACCCTGTTCTGAATGGAAGTTGGTATGAGGCTCTTACCCCCTCTCAGATCACCCTTACTGGTGTAGGGGACACGTCCACTCTTGCGTATCAGTGGAGGCCAGCATATAGTGGAAGTGATGTTATACTTATGAGAACGAGAGTAAGGAATCCTTCTGTGGATTCAACTGCTTATAGTGTAAACATAGATTGCTTAGATAAGAATAAAAACTTGCTGTATACTTATGCGGCAGATACTTCTATTGATACTTTGGGCAAGCCGGTAAAACTGCCTATTGGTTCTATTTGTATTGGGAGTTTTTATAATATTAGAATAGTGTCAGTAACCCCAAGTACCGCTGCAAGAAAACATACTTTAGGGACAGATTCTCTTGCTGCTTATTGGTGGTTGTACTATCCGAACAAAGTAATACGTAATAGCGGCGGTAAATAACTTTTAAGGAGGTCGTTTATGGAAGTTAAAAAAGTAGAAACTAAAAAAGAAGAAGCGAAAGAGGTTGTAGTGACCCCTCTCCGTATTTTTCGCAGGAGAGACAACATCAATGTTATTGCTGGTGTGACGATGTATCCTGGGATAACAGTGGTCCCGGCAAGTAAGCGTGAAGCTCTTTTAAGTAACAGGTATTTCCAGATAGAGGTAGAAGCTGGAAATGTGGAAGTGTTAAAAGACGTACCAATGCTCAAGCCGGAAGATTCACAGATTTCTCAGCCGGAAAAGCCTCTTACCGGGGATATGGATATAGACCAAGTGAATGCAATTCTTTCGACTCCTATGTTGGAAGCGGTACAAGCTATTAAGGGAGACCCGAAGAAGAATATTCCTGGGGTTTTGAATATCCCTGTGTTGAAGAAAGTGGCTGCACAAGACACACGTCCAGGTGTGGTGGTTGCGGCAGAGCAACAGGTCGCTATGTTATCGAAACCGGACAGTGAGAAAGAGTAATGGCTGTTGCTGATATTATTGCTGTTCGAGCGCCAGAGTATTCAACATACCCTGGCCTCGCCAGCTTTATTTCCATAGCTGATTCTCAAACAGGTGCTTTTGATTCTACGCCATTAGACAGCGCAGGGACGCTTGGGACAACAAGGGACATGGCTGTAGCCCTCAGGGCTTTGCATATGATGTGCAGGAGCAAGTACCGTGATGGCGGGTTTTCCGGGGGCCAGATTTCGTTTGAGCGAGAGGGGGAGTTGGATAAGAAATTTACGGTCGATCCGGCTCTTATCAAGAAATACCCCGACCTTGTAACAACTATTTGGGGTCTTGAATTGATTGAGATGATTAAGTCTTGCTTTGGTTTTGTTGGAATGACGCGAAACGGAACACCACCAAGTTCTGCTGGTGAGATTATAGGCCAGTAATATGAAAATGAAAATTACTACAACTTATAGAGATACAGATTTGGGTTTACATGAAATTATTGTAAACTCAAAAGAGTTTGCCAAGGACTATTTGAAAGTTGGGTATCCAGAAGGTGGAAAAGTGGCTGCTCCCTCACAAGAAGGAAGTCAGCATGAGCCTTTTACGGAAATGCACGAAGTTGCTTCTATAGCTTGTGTCCATGAGTATGGCTCCAAATCACGCAATGTCCCTGCTCGACCCACACTTGCTCCGGCGATAGATCACAACAAAGAGGAAATATCAAACAAAATCAAAGAGGTTGATGGAAAAATAATTGATGGCTCTTTGAAGGTACAGGCTGCTTGGAAGATGCTTGGTGAGATGGTTGTCAGTATGATTAAGCAGCAGATACTTACTAAGTTTGACCCTGAGTTGAAACCAAGAACCATAAAGCGTAAAGGGTTTGACAAACCCCTTATGGATAGGTTGCAGATGCTAAACACTGTTCAATATAAGGTTGTTAAAAAGTGAGTAGCTCCTTTAGAAAAAACAGGGTTGTAAAACGGTACGCTTCGAGTGGGGAGTATGTGAATGGTAATTTTGTTCCTGTTGGTAGCCCTGTGACTTTTCTTATTATGGCAAGTCAACAGCCGCTGACAGGAAGGGAGCTTGAAGCTCTTCCAGAAGGAAGAAGGAATAGTGACTCATATAGTCTTTTTACAGACTATCCTTTGGTTACTGCGGAAGTATCAAAAGTAAATAATCCGGACATCGTGATGATAAACAACGAGGAGTTTGAAGTTATAAAAGTTGAGTCGTGGCAAAACGACGTTATCAATCATTACAAAGCAACAGTGGTAAAAAGAGATCAGTAATGCAGCCCATATATCCTGAAATTATTCGTCGTGGTTTTATTGCTTGGGCACAGAAGTATGGTGGTGTTTTAGCAATTAATAGACACCAGGACGCACCAGAGCCAAGACGACCGTATATTGACGTACACAACGATTCAACCGAAAGGGAAATGGACGATCTTGAATCTTTACCTGATGGAAATGGAACTCGTTACGTACGTGGGACGCATGGGTTCAGATTATCAATTCGTTATTTCGGTAGTGTCGATGCCACTGGTTCACTTGATAAATTAGTGTCTACTTTTAGACGCAGTGATGTAAGAAGTTTTTTAAGAAGTTATTGTATTATAGTAGTCTCAGTTGGTGTGGTACAAGACATGACTTTTCTTGAACAAATGCACAATGTTGAGAGGGCTGATGTAGAGTTGCGTTGTCGTACTTCCATTAACGTGCCTTACGGCGGGGATGGAGATTCAGACAACTCTATTATAGAGTCTGTGAGTGTTGACGGTACGTTTGAACCGATAAACGAAACCGTTGAAATAGCAATACCTTAAACAAGGAGATATAAATGTCACTTAATGACTTAGTAAATGTAAACATTACGAGGGAAACCGCTGTTATAGGGATTGGCTCCTTGCAGATACCAGCTATCCTAAGTAGTGAATGTAATTTTGCTGATCGGGTTCGTTCTTATGGGACTGATCTTTCTTCTCTTGCTGCGGATATGGTCGGGGGAGCGAGTTCGAGAACGTACCAGATGGCAAACACTCTTCTCAGTCAAGAGAAGTCTCCAAGCACCTTTAAAATTCTTAATCAGTTCGGAAAACGGTATTTTGGTACTCAAGGGACTTTGCGGATAAACGACATTATTTACGTTACGGTAAATGGTGTGAAATACAGCGCCACATACGATGGAACGGTAAACACCACCCAGGCTGCTACGGTTACGGCGTTGTTTGCCGCTGTTGCTGCGGGGACCACGGGGCTGACCTGCACGGCCATCGGGACCGGGATCATGTCGCTGTATGCCACTTCCGGCTCAATGGGGATAACTCTTGGTGCTTTCGGAACCACGATTTATGGGAGTAATGCCACGACTTTTACTTGCTTTCCGATCAACCCCCTTATTTTCAATGTTGGTGGAACTTCTACATATACTGCCGGGGCGACTGTTGGGGAACTTGACGGGGTTGCCTTTTCGGTTGCTTATTCAAGCACCAAAGACGGTACTCTTGGAGCCATTATCTCTGCCTTGACTGCTCTTGACGGAAACATAGTTGGTCAGCTTACCTCTGAGATACTGTATCTCTTTGGTCTGGATGGTTCCCTCCCTGCCGTGACTCTTGATTTTACTGGTTGCACAGGAACAATCAACGCCATCGGAACAAGTACCTATCCGGTTGTAACGGGGATAGGGACCGAAACTGTCAATTCTACTTTGTTTGGGAGGCTTATCCTTGCTGATCCTGCCTGGTATGGGTTACTTTGGGATGGAAACGGTCAGTTGACAGATTACTCTACCTATACGGCTACTCAGATGTTGATTGCTGCTTGGTCTGAGACCAATAAGAAATGGTTTGCTGTTCGATCTAAAGATGCTAACATAGCAAACCAGCTTGTTACAGCGGATACCACGTCAATTGCTGCACAAGCGAGAACCAACAGCTATACCAGAACATCAGTGTGGTTCCACACCAATGCAGATGAAAATTTCATTGATGCCGCTGTTATGGGCACTATCTTACCACGTACCCCTGGCTCATACACAGTGAAATTCAAGACGCTTACCGGAGTGGCTATTGACAGTTTGACACCCACTCAGATTGCAAATATTGAAGCCAAAAACGCCAACGACTATATTGCAATAGTAAACTTGGGGATGACTGAGCAAGGTACAATGGCCCTTCCTGAGTGGATTGATACTATTATCGGGATTGATTGGATCACAATGAACATCCAAACCAACGTGTTTTCTTCTTTGAAGAATGCTCCTAAAGTTCCTTATGACGATACTGGAATAATCACTGTTTGTAATGGCATAGCTGCTGCTTTAGATGCTGCTGTTTCTTCTGGGTTGCTCACTAAAATTCAAAGAGACATAAACGGGAATGTGGTTGGGGGGTATGTGATTACTCCTCCAAAAGCAATCGATATTTCAGCCAACACTAAGAACTCTCGTAATCTTCCTGGAATACCCTTTACTGCTTACTTAGCGGGAGCAATACACAGTGTGGTTATCAATGGCATTGTGACGGTGTAAACTAAACAATTTTGTTAATAAAGGAGTTAAATTATGGAAGGACAGCTTGCAACCTTTGACCCTAAGTCCCTTATTGTTATCTTTGGGGCAAGACCTTTGACTTCCTTTGCGGAAGGTACTTTTTTAACTATCTCTCGTAATGACGATATGTTTAAAGAGTATATTGGTTCGAGCGGGGAACAAGCCCGGTCGAAATCAAACAACAGAAGCGCATTAGTTAAGCTTACTCTTATTCAAACCAGTGACGATAATGATTATCTGTCCTCCGTCGCTATTATGGACGAAGTAACTAACAACGGTATTCTTCCATTGATAATTCACGACCTGCTTGGAACTTCCGGTTACTTTTCAAAATGGGCATACGCAAAACGTATTGCTGATGCTTCCTATAGCAAAGAAATCCAAGGTCGTGAATGGAATATTTTCTGTGCTTCTATGAATATGTTTGATGGTGGAAATGTGCCAACCCTTTAATCAATCTGAATGGAGGTCGCCATGCAGAAAGAATTTTTTAAGGAGGTAAAGGGTGTAAAATATCGCACCCTGTTATTCCCCTGGTCAGCCGGGATGAATGTGAAATCCCGTTTGGTTAAGTTCCTTGGTCCTGCTATTGATACTATTACCACCACTGGAAAAGAGGGTGGTTTTCATCTTGATGCCTCTAAGTTCACTGACCGATTAATAGGCCAAGATGTCTCTTCCCTTATTGTAGATGTTCTTCAATACACGTACTCAGAAAAAGAACGAGTTTCTAAAGAGTATCTTGACAACACTTTTTCTGGTGATTACATGAGTGTTTACAAGCTTGTTTTATGGGTGGTAGAAGTAAACGGTTTTTTCGGGAAAGGCGATATTTTAGGAATCCTGAAAAAAGCGGTGACAGTAGTTCCTGGGATGTCGCCTGTAAGCAACTCGATGCAGGACTCCTTGACGAACTCCCTAAGTGGATTGTCTGGCATTCAGGAAAAGCAAGTTTAAAGGAGATAGAAGATGAGTGGACGATTGATGATGTGTTCAGTGCTTTGGCTGTACTTGAAATGATGTCGTACATTGAGAAAAAAGAAACAAAGAAAAGAGGGAGTTGAGTTATGTTGTCTTTCAATGTAGAAATATTTGCAGGAATAGTAATAGCAATATTTACAGCTTTGCTTACGTACTTCATTAAAAGTGTTATGGATAGGAATATTTTAACAACAGCTATATCAGCCAGGATTGGTCAGCATGAAAAAGAATACCATAAGCAGGAAACTTGGGAAATAGCTAAACAAGCAGTAAAGGACCACATCAACTCTTGTTCTGCTCTTGGAGATATATCAGAAATGAAAGAAAGAGTTAAGGGGTTGGAAGATTCTACTTTAGCAATTAAAATGGCAATAGCCTACCTTGTAAAAATAAATAGCGGGAATCCTGCTGAGTTTGGGTTATAATGTCTGGACCAAATATAGTTCGTGAGTTTTTTACTAAGCTTGGTATTGAGTTCGATCCCAAGGGGGTTGAGCAATTAGAGTCTCGTTTAAAGACTTTTAATGCTTTTGTAAAAACTGGGCTTGTGGCAAACATGCAGCAGTTTGCTATGGGGGTTGAACGTGTTGGTCATCAACTTGAAAATTTAGTATCAAGACCAATCACTGACTTTATAAGTTCTTCTGTTCAGGCTTTTGCTGATCTTGAAACTTTACAAATGCCTTTCAGGTCACTGATACCCGATGCTCAGAAAATGCGTGATTTATTTTCTGATTTTGCAAAGATAAAACTTACAGGTGTTTTTAATGATAAACAAATTTATGAGTATGGTTTGAAGTTGGTACAGATTCAAAAACCAGTTGAAAAAGTAGGTGGGTTGCTTCGTACTCTTGCTAATGCTTCTCTTGGAAAACCAGCGTTAGTAAACGAAATTTTGAGAGCTATGAGCTATGGGGAAACAATGAATTTCACCCGTATGAGTTTGGCTTCTACCTTTCCTACTTTGATGGATGCTCTTACTCAAAATGCTGGTCCTAAAGGGTTGATGCTTCGTAAAAAACTTAACTTAGGGATAATAAACTATAGTGAATTAATGAGCGCCATTGATGAGTTGGGAGAGCGTCAACGGTATGCGATGATTTTCCAAGCTAACACAATCAACGGAATTTATGCTATAATTGCTAACAATATTGACACGATAAAAAAGAAAGTTGGGGATTGGATAGACAAGAACATAGTTCTTAAACGTGCTCTTGTTACCATAGCTTATTATCTTGAAAGATTTATTGATTTGTTTGATAAGATACCAAACAGAACTAAATGGATTTTACTTATTATTGCCGGTGTTGTTGCTGCTTTACCAGTGATATTGACAGTTCTTGGTGGGATAGCTTCTGTGATAGTATCTATTGCCGGAACTGTTTATTTAATCTCTACTTTTGCTGGAATATTTGCAGCTATAGGAGGGGTTTTATCTCCCATAATTTTGACTTTACTTGAGGTTGTATTGGTTCTTGCTGCCGGATACGCTATAGTAAACACAATACGGTTGGTGTTTGAAAATTGGAAAGAGCTTCTTTCTGATGTTTATTATTGGTTTGATAAGCTGATTGGGCACCCTTTTATGAAGGGGTTCAAGAGCGTAATGTCTGCTTTTAACGGATCAAGTGATTTTGGAAAAGACCCTATGGCCGGGATGTATTATGTTCCTAAATCTGGTTCTCAGAGTTCAATAACAACTAAAAACATCAACGTTACTGTTGAAGCTAACCTACCAGAAGGAACCCCTGATGACCATGTTCAATATGTAAAGGACGGAATACATCAAGCAATTCAAAGTGAGTTAGGGTATCATTTGTTTAATACTGATAATAGCAACGAATGGTCAATGTTGTCTCAACAGAAGTAGCTTATGGACCAGACAGAGTTCCAATACAACAGTCAATTGCAGGATGAGGAAATATATCTTGCCAAGAGCGTATCTTTATTGAACTCTCAATCAGGGCAAGCTATCTTTACATTTGACGCATGTGTGGATGAAAATTACGGTGGAACGGCGGAGCTGACGGAGTTCCCGGTAGAGTCTGGTTCAACTGTTTCAGACCATATTTATAACAAACCAGACAGAGTTACTTTACACGGGATAGTTTCAAACTACCCTTTGTTTGCTAAGATTGATCCTACAAGAGCGAGCCGGGCTTATAATCTACTGAATGGTGTTAAAGCAGAAAAGATTTTAGTAGACGTGGTAGGTGGGCTTACTGATTATGAACAGATGGCCATTGTGTCTGTTGCCGCTCCTCGTAGTGTTCAGAATGGAAACGCTCTAGATATAACACTGGAACTGAAACAAGTAAACTTTGTAAATACCCAAGAGATTCCGATGCCAAATATAAAAGCACCCATCCTTGCAAAAAAGGTTCCTTTTGGGACTCAGACTCCACAACAGATTTTACCTTTTAATCTACCTCCGTGGGCTGTAAAATTAGGAAAACAGATTTTAGGTCTACAATGATAGTATCGATACCTTTTCAAGAACACCCCTATTTTTCAGAGCAAGTGGTTCTGGACAGTGTTCCTTATGTATTCGAGTTTTATTGGAATAACAGGGGTTCTTTTTGGTCGTTGACAATTTATAACAAGAACAACAGTCTTCTAATAGCTGGGTTGAAAGTTGTTAAGAACTTAAACCTATTGAATAATTACGGTAAGATAGATGCTCTCCCGGCAGGTCTCCTTATGGCAAAATCTCAAGCTGATGGAGACAATACTGAGATTGCTTATGGAGATATTTACTCAGGTCTTGTAAACATTGTCTATATACCGAGGTCTGATTTTGCAACCCTATAAGCAATTCAATAGAGTCATTCACGTTGAAGTGGGTTTGTCCAATAGTGCAAATGCTTTGGGGGTATCTGATCTACGTATTCATTTTGAAGTAAAAAAGACTCGTGCAGTTATGAAAAACACTGCTAAAATTGAGATATACAATCTTGCTGAAAAGTCAAGAAACTTTTTAGAGAACTACAAAGGCATGAAGGTTATTCTCAAGGCTGGTTACAAAGATCAAATTGCTAAAAACCCAAATTCAGATTTGCTTTATATTGGAGACATACTCAGGGTCTATCATCAGAAGAAACCACCCAATATAATCACTACGATAGAAGCCATGACAGGTCAGAAGCAGTTGCTTACTAAGATGTCAATAAGTTATTCTCCTAAAACCATGTTCCTGTCAATATTGAAACATGGTATAAATCAGGTGGGGGCCGTCTTACATGAGTCCTCAAACCTGTCTACAGCGACTCAATCCTATTCAAATGGGTTTTCTTTTAATGGAACATTTAAGGACTTTCTTGATAAGATAAATGATTTTGCAAAGACCGAGTGGAGTTGTCAGAATGAGAAGATAAAAGTTATTCCTAAAAGAGGGTCGGATTTAGCTGACTTTATCTCCGTCTCCCCGGAAACGGGTATGCTTGACTCTCCTGTAAAGATGGCAAGTGTTGATCCAATGATACCTACTATGGGACAGGTGATAGGGAACATTGACATATTACCTGGGTGGAGAATCCGGTCCCTTTTGCTTCCTATGGTTGAGCCTGGAAACAAATTAACAGTTTCGAGTTTCAGTATTCCTCCGGGAAAGATTTTCTCTACAACTGTAGTGGAGCATCGTGGGGACAATTACGCCAACGATTGGGACACTACGATAGAGTGTTATGAATACAAGGGGAGGGAACAATGATACCTCAACCATATATTACCTTGACAGATGTTTTAAGCAATCATATGAAATCAGTTCTAAGTAGTTTGTACACAGCTATTCCGGGAGTGATTGAGGATTATGATTCAACTAGACCAAGCGCAACTATTAAATTGTCCATACGGAGGGTGTTTTCGGATGGTTCTTCTTTGCCAAGCGTACCAATATACAAAGTCCCTGTGTGCTTCCCTCGGTCTCAGGACGCAGCAATCTCTTGGCCTTTACGAAGTGGGGATTCAGTGTTGGTCCTGTTCTCTCAACGATCTCTTGATGATTGGGTAAATGGAAGTGGGGAGAAAGCGCCATTAGACCCAAGAACATTCGACATGAATGACGCAATCGCCCTCCCTGGCTTATTCCCTTTTTCTCAAGGGAAGGCTTGTGATTCAAGTAACTTTTGTATTCAATTTAAAGATCAGAAAATATCCATTACTCCTTCGGGAGAGATTGATTTGGGTGTTGGGTTGCTTCCTAATGTTTCTTTGGCAACAGAGAATTTTGTAACAGCGGTTTGTTCTGCTTTGGGGGTAAATCCGATTCCCCCTATATTTTTAACTCAAATTGTAAAGGCGCAATAATGAAAACAAATAAATCAGCGGCTTTAATCGTTTTGTTCTTCACTTTTGGGTTCGGAGCAGGGAGCGGGCGGGAAAAAGTGGAAATTTTTACCGATAGCAAATCAATAGCAACATATTTGGAAGAAAGAAACTAACCAATGAAAGATCTCTTACTTAATCCAGTTACGGGTGACTTAGCGGTTACACTTCAAGACGCTGATCTTGTTTCTGTATCGGGGGCAGATGAAGTTGCTCAACAGCTTACAATACGGTTACGGTTTTTTCTTGGGGAATGTATTTTTGATCCAAGTAAGGGGGTTAATTATTTTGGAAAGATTTTTATAGCTAACCCAAATATAGCAAGCATATCAACAATTTTAAAGAACACAATTCTTGCTACTGATGGGGTAAGAGACATATTGACTTTTGATGTTTCCTTTGATAAAAAAACAAGAAAGACAACTGTTTCTTTTTCAGTAGACACAGTATATGGAGTGGTGAATTACAACAATGGTTTGGCTGTTCCTGTGGCCTCATCTACTGTTTATTCAACAGAGGGAGGGCACACTACCCCCCACCCTGTATCGTTGAAAGAGGGCGCTTCTCTTAACGACACACTTCTTGCTTTAAGTGGGTTGGACGATGAAGCAGGTTTTCTTTATGAAATAGACCATATTCATTTTGTAAAATACCCGTTTGCTGGAAATGGTTCTGCTTTGTCTGTTTCTCACAGTGACCATAACCATGAAGCTACTGCCTTTCCAACTGCTTCACCCACCGTAAAGGGTGGAATAAAAACAGGAAGTGATTTTACTATGAGTGGAGAAACTTTGCAATTACGCCATGCTCCCCTGATAGTCTCTTTGTCAGGAGGCTCAGTAAACGAAAAGGGTCAGACCGTAAGCAGTGCATCGCTTTCTTGGACACTTTCTGGTGACACACCAACACACAGCAGCCTTACGGATGTTTCCGGGTTTGACGTGAATACGGCAGGTGGAGTGCATAATTTCACAGGCTTTTCAATCACCACTGACAAAACCTACATCTTAACTATTGGAGATGACGTTGAAAATCCGAGTTCGACGGCAAGCGTGGTCGAACATTTCACGCAAAAAATGTATTATGGAAACAATGCAACTTCATCTCTAACGAGTGCTCAAGTAGTGGCATTAGCCAATAAATTTTTAACCGATTCCAGATTGCAAACACTTTCTTTAAGCGGTGGTGGAAACTATCTTTATATCGCGTATCCGTCAGATTATGGTCTTGCTGATATTTGGGTAGGTGGGCTTCGGGATACGTCGTGGATTCAAACGACGGTAAGTGTGACGAACGTTTCAGGAGCAACCGAAGATTTTTATGTGTATCGATCTGTAAATAAAACTTCCGGCGCTGGCATCAGCGTAGAGGTGAAATAATGAGCGCAAACACAGGCGTACTCGTTCTTGGGCCTATCAGGCCGTTTGACTCGACAGACACATATCCAACGTGCTTGTCCGACGAAATGCTTGGAGGCTTGCATGTAGGCGCAAATCTAACGGCGTTGCAGGCTATTCCTTCGCTTCGCCTGAGTGCCGGGATGCTTGGCTTTACGGATGACTCTAATACTCTTTACAAGCTCGGTGGTGATCTTGCTACCTGGACGTCACTTTCGGTTATTGGAAGTGGATTGTCCGGCTCCCTCTCAGTTGGTAAAATCTCCTATTGTTCCAACGCCACAGGGCCGGTGCTGAGTGATACAAATATTTTTTATGATGGAATAAACGTCGGCATCGGGACGACCAATCCATTAGTAAATTTGCAGATAGGATCAAGAAATGGGTTGTTTAATATAGGCAACAATACGGAACTCTCAAACAATCTTTACTATAACTCAGGCTGGAAATATTTGACATCTTCTTATGGTAGCGCATTAGAACAAGACGGTTCTGGCAATTTCTTCTTCTATACTGCCCCGAATGGAACATCTGGAAATCCAGCTACGCTCACTACTGCAATGTCAATTTTATTGAACGGCAGTGTCGGAATCGGCTACGCCGCCCCGCTTTCCGCCCTATGTGTTAATGGTGGGATGAATATCGGAGGGCAGGAAAGTGTGAGCGGTCTCCGCTTGACCAGTTCTGCCGGAACATCTTACACAGATATTTATAGCGATGGAGGCAATAATTTAAATATTGCACTTGCCCCATCTTCTGGCACCAGCTATCCAAGTTCGATTAATTTTTTGCATGGAACATCGAAAGTATTTTCAATAATCGACCAAACGCCCTACGGCACATCGTTTTTGCCGAGATCAATAAATGTTTTTTATGATGACACACACTACGGAAGCCTGAGCGTGGATATTTCTGGAAACTTATTGCTTTCGGCTATCGGGACGATTAACTCCATGAAAAATTTTAATATTTATCACGATTCAAATGATTCGGTTTCTGGGTATTTAAATTTTTACAAAGACAAAGGGTCGTTTACAAACCCCGCCGATGTGACATATAATAACAATGTCGGAATAATAAGCTTCGGCGGATATTTCGGTGGTGCTTATAGGACCGTTGCCTCTATGCGTGTGAGCGTTGGTGATACTCCTGCGGGTACTTATGTACCTGGATTGGTGACTTTTGCTTCCTCAACTTTGTTATCAGGCCCAAGGACGGTTTATCAAATAGACAAATACGCTGATTTTATTTTTAACACCGCTATTGTTGCGGGATCGACATTAACATCAATATCTAATGGAGGCGCAATAGATTTTGAATGCAACAACTACAATACCCTAACGTGGACAAACACCACACCGTCATCTGATCTGGACGTGACAATTACCGGCACACCCATCGATGGCATGATAATTTTTATTCACTCCTTCAACCAAAACGACTGCGTGAAAATAACCATTGGCGGAAACTGGATTCAAGGGTGTTGCGGGTATAACCAGCGAAGCGCTATTTTAAAATATGCAAATAGCCAGTGGGTTATGGTTTCAAACTTTTTAGGGGCGACATAAAAATGAACACAAGAGCGATACTTCTTTGCGATGGTAAGGGAACGTTGGGGTTTGTCTTGCCCAAAACACAAGGTTGAAATTAACGGGGAGATGCTTATTAGTAGGACTGTTAGATTGTTAAAAGAAAATGGCATTACTGATATTTGGATCACATCGCACGATGCCTCTTATGAGATACCAGGAATTAAAAGATATGAACCGATAGACAATCAATTTAAGATAGATCAATTTTGGGCGTGTATACCGATTTGGGAAGGCCAACAAAAAGTCATCTTTCTTTTTGGAGATGTTTATTTTAGCGAAGTAGCTATGAAAACGATTTGTAGTCATACGGTAGACGGGTACGCATATTTTCAACGCACAAAAGCAAGTAAAATAACAGGCAAAAGATGGAAAGAAGGATTTGCATTTGTTGTTGAAAATATTGACAAGTTTAAGAAAGCGTGCGAGTTTCTTCACAATGATGCAAAAAATGAATTGCCTGAGATGCACCATAATATTTCAGCGTATTTAGAGGGAAAGCCGATAGCAGATTACTTAACCCACTGGCGCGAAATTGGTCCTCATGGTGTTGAGATAGATGACGAAACCGACGATTTTGATAATTCAAGAGACTTGATAAATTGGAGAAAATACACCAAAATAGACAACAAGGCGTTGCTATGAAAGTTTTTATCCCAATACGCTCGACCGAAGTTTTGACTGAAAATGTTCAAAAAAGCATTGAGGTTCAGGGTGGAGAAATTATTTTGGTTGAGAACGAACCGCTTTCTATGCTTTCTCGCCGGGCGAGCGAATGGCAGGCACGGGATGAAATAGTAAACACGGTAAAGCTTTTGACCGATAAATACGTGGTGACAAACGACGCTAATGGATGGCATAAATACGTGGACAACTTTGCTTGTATGGAGGCTGCGCTTTACTGCGATCCGGGTCTTGGCGCGGTCGGTCTATGGAGACAGGGACAGGCTCCTGCAAAAATACCGGAGAATTTCCCGGTTTATCTTTCATGCGTTATGTGGAGGCGCGAAGTTCTCGCGGCTATGCCGAAGCTCACTGGAAACTGCGACCCGAAAAGCTGCTGTTGTCATTACTACGGCGAGGCTGTCCGGGCGATGGGATATAAATACGAGTTCTTAGATTCTATTCACCGTATTCAGGAGGTTTACTAATGGCTAAACTATTTCAGATCAAATTATCACCCAAGGACGTTCTTTCCGATGTACAAAAAACGGCTACCGACGAGACCAAGCTCTCGGTTCGGGAAATAGAACTCGCAGCTTTGGAAAACCTTTTTTCGACTGCGGCAAACTCGCAGAAAGACCTAAAGAAAATGAATGAGTGCTACGATTGCATCGGGCAGGTAAAAAACTTAAAAGAGGAAGCACTCGAAATAAATTTGACCAAGCAGGATATTGAATATCTGGAAAAGGCCATTGAGTTGTCCGCTTCGCAGCGTCCGGGCTTTTGGTTTGCGGCGAGGGAGATGTTTAAATCAATAGAAAAACCAGCGGAGATAGAGGCATGAAAATAGGGTTTGGTGTTGTTTTTGGTTTGGTGTTGCTTTTGGTTTGGTTTTACCGTATATTGAGGGTGGAGGTATAAATGACGATTTCTTATGGAGTCACACCATCTGGCTTTGTAAACAAAACCAATGACGTTATCTTATCGGAAATAGAAGCAGCGATAACTGCTTCTCCGGTTATCGGAGTTCATCGGCAGGACGTGGATTCTGTCTTCGGTCAATACAACAGAATAATTTCCATGACTGCCGCTGAACTATGGGAAGTTGCTCAGGACATTTACACATCGAGAACAATTGCCGCGAGGGGGTTGGCTCTCGATGACATTTGTAATCGGGTGCAATTATATCGTCTCCCTCCTGCTCAATCTAACGTTGATATTTTAATTACCGGAACTCCTGCCTCTACGGTCCCAACCAACTTTACAGTTCAGGACTCAAACAACAATAACCTTTGGGTTTATTCCGGTGATCCGGTTGCCATCCCCGGAGGAGGGACGTTGACGCTTAATTTTGATTCCGTGGAGTATGGGTATCTTATCGGACTTACTGGAAACATTAATAAGATAGTTACTACCACAGCGGGAATCTCTTCTGTTGTCAATAACTCTGACGCAACATTGGGCCGTCTGATTGAAACAGACAATGAACTTTTTATCCGGTTTCTTCAATCCAGGTCCGGTCTTGGACTAGCTACCCCTGCTGCTATACGAAACCGTATTCTACAAGATGTGGCAGGGGTTTCTTGGTGTGCTGTTTACTTCAATGACACAGACACGGTAGACGGAGCCATCGACCCTCACAGCGTTAATGTGGTGGCTGATTGTCAAGTATCCGTTGAGCAAGCTTTGGCACAGAAGGTTTTTGATTGTGTTGCAGCGGGGATAGGGACTTCTGGTTCAAATAGTAAAACCGTTCAAGATGCTTTAGGCAACAGTTACACTTGTAAATACGATAAACCCTACGATGTCTATGTCCATATAAATCTTGTTCTATTGTTAAGTACAAGAGTGCCTTTTCCATCTAACGGTATTGACCTTATCAAAGCGGCAATTATGGCTTATTACGCCGATCCTTCAAGTCCTTCAAAACTAAGCATAGGAGATTCTTTACTTGTAGGAACTCTTAATGTTCCGATTTACTCTATTCCAGGAGTTCAGGACATAACCACTCGACAAGTTGCTTCAACAGGTGCCCCAGGAGACTCTCCTGTTTATGGCACAAATGATTTGCTTGGTTCTGCTACTTCCCGATATAATTTTGACCTTTCTCGTATACACATTTCAGTCTCTTAAAGGAGGAGATTATGGCCTTTACTTTTATTAAAGCCCCTATCAATATGGACCAGTTGCTAAAGTGGCAAGCAGGTCTTGGCGGAGAATCCGGTGTCGCTCCTATCAACGTATCGACTACTCTTATTGCTGCTTCGGATTGGGTTCCTCCAGATGGTTTCCATGCTCGTATGTTCACGGCTTCGGGTGGTACAAAGCTATATGTTGATTGGAGTGATGGAACTCTCAGCTTGACTAATTTTGTTCTCCCGGTTGAGCCGATGATGCCTTATTGGAATATTGCAAAGATATACCATGCAACTACAGATGCCACAGACCTTATTGCATGGCCAGCTATTCAAGGATAAACGATGGCTTACCCAAATTACAAAAGCACTCACGTTCTTGAAGCATACAATAGGCTAATAGAGCAATTTAAGAACAAACCTATTCTTAACGCGCTATTAGCTATTTATGTTGAGAAGTTTCAAGAGATCGAAGACGTATTCTCTGATATTTACGACGCTCAACTTCTCGCTTCTGCAACAGGAAGTGCTTTGTATGAGATAGGCAACATCGAAGGCATCACGATGACCAGCATAAGTGATGCTGCTTATCGGGCCATAATTGAACAAGTTCAGTTTACAAACAACAGTAGTGGAGACTTGAATACAATCTTAGAGTTCATTGCTTTGTTTGGTACGTACACTTATTTAAACATTGTTTTCGGTGGAGCTATTTTACGAATAGACACAGATATTGTCTTGAGCATAACAGAATTAGCTTTTTTTAAGTTTATACAAAACATGCTTGCTGCGGGGATAGGGTTGCAACTTTCTTTAGGCGGAAGCAGTGTCTTTATGTATCGGTCTGTCGGAGGCACCCCCCCTGCCTTTGCCGGAACTTTTGGGGTTGGTAAGTATGCTTCTTATTTAACTGCATAGGAGTTTTTATGTCTGTGACTAAACCAACGGCCCTTGAGTGGGCTTCGAGTAGTAATGGCGCTGATTCAAAGGCGGCTGTACCGTCTTCTGGAAGAAAGTCTAATGGGTATGATGGTAGTACCTTTCCTGAATTTACTTATGAGAATTGGTACAAGCGTCAAACTATGCTTTGGCAGCAATGGTTAGATCAACAGGAACAATACAGCACTGCCGGAGTTTCTGCTTTATTGGGAACGAGCGGGTCTTTTAATGCTACTTTTAACAGTGCTGTGGTGGTTTCTTTTAACTATATAAAATATGCTTCTGGATTAGTTAGAATATGGTGGCCCAATATAACAGGTCTTGTTTCTGATACCATAAACCAATCTACGGCAGATGTTCTTACAACCCCTGTTTTGCTTCCTTCTGCAACAAGGAATTTTCCTGTGTGTTTAGGTTTATCTTCCCCCGAATTAGGGGTTATCCGATTTACAAACCAAACATCTCTTGTTGGAAAGATTTATATTAGTTCTTTACTGGTGCACAATTTTACAGAGGTTGGTGCAGGAATAATAGAATATTTTATATGAGCCTCTTTCGTCATCACACCAAATTTATCATCCGCGAAATAGGCTATGCGCTGATATTTATCGCGTGCATCGCGGCATTGTCCGGGGCCGTGGTGCTGCTTTACGCGGTCCTGAATGCCGGGTTGAAATGGCGTAACATTACAAATTTTATTATGGGGCTATTATGAAAAAAATAATTTTAATTCTAATTTTGGCGCTGGCAGGAATGGCAGGGGCGACGACTTACTACTGTGATTTTGCTGGCGGGTCTGACGCGGCGGCAGGAACGAGCACAGGTGCCGCGTGGAAGCACTGTCCTGGGATGCAAAGCAGAACCGGCAATGTCGCGTCGTATGCATGGCACGACAGGGATACATTTAAATTCAAGGGCGGCGTGACATGGGACAGTTCGTGTTTCCCAGACACGATAAATACAGGCACATACAGCGGGGGACACTACGTTTTTCGATCCGATTCTTCGTGGTACACTGGCGGGTCGTTTGCACTTCCTATTTTTGATCTTATGTTAAAACCAACAAAGGTTGTTTTTTCCTGCTGGTACCATCCCGATGTTAAGTTTGATGGGTTTGAAATTACTCATGCAAAATGCAATAATGGTTCCGATGCATCGGATATATTTTATTTTGCCGCAGAGGATACGCAAACGTTAAATAATATTTACGTGCACGATTTTCATCCGCCAACGGGGTATTTTGCTGATATGAATTTGGTGACATTTAATAGTTGCTCAAAGGGGACAGTGGCCTATTGCCGTTTTATGGGGTTGGACAGCGGGGGGAGTGGGCCAATTACAATAGGGAGCGGAAGCACCTATAAAATGCTGCATAATACAATCGATCACGTCAATCAGGGGTTTTTAATTTCCGGCACGACCAGCCAAAATGTTGAAATAGCATATAACACCATAACTCGGATTTATGCGTTTCATTACGATTCATTGGCGCATACAAATGCAATTTTTGTTTATAGTCCTGGTGGAGCAACCTGTGGCGGGACAATACATCATAATATCTTACACGACTGTATAACGATGGGACTATGGTCTAATGGCGGAAACTGGATGTTTTACGATAATGTTATTTACAATTGGAGCATTGTACAGCCAATGGCGTGGGAAAACACGGTTGATTGTCCAACTTGTTCCCTGCGGGTTTTTAATAATTATATTGCCAGCGGAGGTTTTTTTGTTGTTTCCAGAGGCACAAAAACGGGATATTTAGAAATTAGGAACAATGTGCTTCCCGCAATCTACATATCTGATACCATCACAAAAACGATTATAAATAATAACCTATATTTAGGACAGGACTCTACGACCACGGCAAATTATATTGGAGTACAATTAGGAAATGCGGCATGGGTTTATTACACGCCAGCAGTGGCGCGGGCGGCAGGATGGGATACGGCCAGTTATTGGAGTACAACTCCGCACCTTGCAACCAATGGGCAAGACTCCGTCAATTCGGTCACGGTTGGACGGGCTAAAACAGAAACAGCATGGTTTACAACAGATATTTTAGGAAACAGCCGAGGAACATCTGGTTGGGATATTGGGGCTTATCAATATGGCGGAGCGGCACCTCCAACGACAGATACGCTCACTTATGCAAAGGCGACTATTCACAGAGGACAATCTGCCTCTTTGTCTCCCTCAAAACTTGTGGGAACCCCAACCGCTATTGGCTTTGTTCATAACGGTGCAATTCCCGGAATGACAATAAACCCGGCGACAGGAGTTATATCGGGTACGCCTACGATCAAGGGAACAAGATACGTTTTAATTTATGGGAGTTTCTAAAATGAAAAAGATTTTGTTTTTGGTGTTTGTCCTGGCTCTCTCCGTGTCCACACAGGCTGCGTTCTCTCTTGTAACGGCATCGAAAGATAGCGCGATGTATGATGGCATGGTATTTGATAGCATAGCCTGTAGTTATCGACAAAACGTGAGCGCGGGTAATCTGTTAACATGCGCAGTATGCAGTAATTTTAACGGTGCTCCCACTGTCAGTGACAATATAGGGACCGGTCAATCCTGGACGCTTGCGTATTATATGTGGGACCCCACAGCGGCGGAGGGGCTGAGCATATTTTATAAGATAAATACTCAGGCGTCAACAGGAACAAATAGAACGGTCGGGGCAAGATGGGCCTCGAATATCGGGTATTTACGAATGAATATTGAGGAATGGGCAGGAGGCGGCACGGTAACATTTGACGCACTAAGTAAGGATACAGGCAGAGCAACTTTTACGGCAGGAACAAACGCAGTGACCACCTATAAAACCTTGACCCCGACAGGTAACGGCAGCTTGCTCTATTGCGCGTATATGGGCCTGAATGTCCAGGAACCCGCTTGTACGCCTGGAACAGATTTTACGCTCGCCCAGGTAAATCCAACTGGAACAGCGTATAATTTAGGATCGGAGTACTACGTACAATCAACAGCCGGTGCCCACTATGGAACGTGGACGAATCCAGTAACGCAGGCCTATTCCGTTATGCTTGTTGTTTTTAAATCAACCCCTCTTGTCACCACCTACGACACCTGTTTTACTCTGGCATCCCACGGCGCAATTTCTCCGACAAAAAACGCGGATAGCTCCAATAATGCTAACCACACCATGACCAATACGGCGTCGGGATATACTGGATATTCGCTGGTAGTTTGGCGTTCAAAGGGTAAGCATGTTATTTTTACGGATTCGACCAGTGCAACTTGTACCTATACATTTTCTCAAAACGACACGATCTATGATTCTCTGCTCGCCCTTCCAGCAGTTCCAATCCTCGGGAACTATAATCAATCTTTTATCGTTGGGGTTGCCGTAGACAGCACAATTCACCCCGACACAGTTGCCAATACAGGCGGTACGGTTACGACATGGACTGCCCTTCCGGCGCTTCCTGCAGGATTAGGCTTCCGCAGCGACGGCGTGATCTACGGCACTCCCTCGGTGGTTACAACGGGGGACAGTACGGCGGATACCATTGTTGGAACAAATGCCGGAGGTCTGGACTCGACATATGTTTGGATCAAAGTTTATCCGTCAGGGACAAAACTATTTACCGATACTGTTATAGTGGACAGCCTTGGAACCTACACGCTCTATGCTTATGCCGGGACCGGTGGAACCGTGCGCCATGCGAGTACAGCCGATAGCCTGAGCCATGTTTTTAAGGACACGGCGGATGCGGCAACCAAGTATATATTTAATGCCTGGACACTTCGAGGGACCGGAACCATTACCAGCAATCTCGCGGCAGGGACTTTCCGATTGCTTGGCAACGACACGGCTGACGCGAGTTTTACTTATAGCTACGTGACTCCAACATATACCGTGACCATTGTTAATGATCCAACGCACCCGGGCACGATCAGCCCGATCAGCGGGTCAGGCCTCGACTCCGGGGCCATGACCAAATTCACCTTTACGCATCCGGCAGGGTATTACCTTTCTGGCGTGGTTGCAAGTGGTGGCGCGCACCTTAACGCAACCGCGGACTCGTTCTATCTGAGCGCCAATGGAACGCTGACCTTTTCGGATACAATAGGGCATTACCTGATGACCAATGCCGCAACAAATGGCACATTCACCCCGGCGTCCGGCTTGCAGGATAGTGGAGCAACATTTACGATTACCGCAACTCCGGCAGCGCACTACGCTTTTACCAACTGGACTGTAACGGGGGGCGCTGTAGTAACGAGTTCGACTAGTATTTTGACCATGGCCTACATGACCGGGACCGGCACGATCACGGCCAATTTCCACGGCATACAATATACGCTCACGATGGCCGCTTCTGGGCCCGGTACGATTACTCCGGTGCCAGGAGCGGTATTACTCGACACAGCGGTTCGGCAGACCATTCACGGTACTCCTACAAGCGCCTGGGACACTCTGGCGCACTGGACCGGCACGGCAGGAATACACTTTAGTGCGGATTCCTCCGCTTGCTCCCTGAGCACCTCCGGGACCGCTACGGCACTATTTGGCATGAGGGCTGCTACGGTTCCCACGCAAACATCACCAGCCCAGGGAGACACGCTTAAAAGCAAGACCAAAGTTTTTACGTGGAGCGCCCAGGCAACAACCGACAGCGCATTTATTTTAGGACTTTCCACTGATTCTACAACGTTTACGTTTGACACGGTAACGACAAATTCAAAGAGTAAAACACTCAGCGATAGCACAAAATATTTCTGGAAAGTCAAGGGCGGGAATCCCGGTGGATGGAGTGCATACTCAACAGTGCTGAGATTTAGGACAGCAGCCCCGGCGAGCGGGGGGTTTACAGGTTGGGGTTTATTTGGCCTTATGGGGGTTGGTGTAGCGGCTGGTTTAGGTAAAATGTTCTTTGGTCAAAAAAGGAGGTCGTAATGGAACACTTCGTTGTTCAAGAGTTCGTCCCACCGGAAGTCTATGAAAAAACAGGTGAGGCTTCTATTCAACTAATTAATCCTGCCATGACTGCTTTTATTCAAGCAATAAGGGAAGATTTAGGTAAACCAATAACCATCAATAACTGGCATAAAGGAGGACCATTCAAGTACCGTGGGTTTAGGCCAGAAGGTTGTGGTGTAGGGGCCGGGCATAGCGCCCACTTATCTGGTAAAGCCCTTGACTTCGATGTCGAAGGTTCTTCGGCAGATACTATAAGAGAATACCTGGTAGCCAATAAAAACAAATACCAAATGATAACAAGATTAGAGGATGCAGTAAATTGGGTACATGCGGATTGTCTTCCTATAGGGAATCTTTCTCGTATACACATTTTCGCACCCTAATAAAAAGACAAGTAGGGCCGACCTCCACTACTTGTCCCACTGAGAACCCCTCTGGCTTTTCGTAATAAAGCTATGGGTTCTCTTTATTTAGTAAATGACGCTCCCGTTTTTATCCTTTGAATGCAAATTACGGTCGTTTAACTTGGCTGCTATAAAACCAAGAATAAAGAAAAAAGCAGCATTAAAAGAATAAATAAAAAGCTGGCTATTTCCCCACATTTTATCTGCAACAAACAAATATACCATAGGCAGAACAGCCACAAAAAATAAAAAGATACCTGCCCAAAAACACACTTTGTAGATCATTTAAAACACTCCTTCTTTAATTAAAACAAGTTCTCCAATTACTTGGTGTACACAAGTCCGCAAGCTTAGTTTTATCCCGCAATACGGAAATGATTTTATCATCTATGGTCCCCGGTGCTTTCAAATAAACATATGTGACCGGCTCAGTTTGTCCGATTCGATGTATTCGGTCTTGGGTTTGATGGTGGATATTATTATCAAAATCATAGCTAAAATAAATAGCAGTAGTAATGGCGGTAAAATTATTGCCATAACCACCAGTTTTATCATTAGCGACAAGATAGTTAAGACCGCTGACCTCACCACCCCTTTTAAAAACTGTTTTGGCTTTCTCTCTGTCTTCATTGCTTGTCCCTCCGTGGTATGTTAAGAACGATTGAGCGCCGTATTTGTCTTTGAGAAACTCAGCTATAGCGTCAACGTCCGGTCGGAAAGACGTCCAAATCACCACTCTCCCCTGTGCTTCGTCTAAAAGATCAGATAGTGCTTTTAGGCGATTGGCAGGGAGTTTGTGGAATACTTTGTCGTCATCGGTTATGTGCCCACAGACCAATTGATGTAGACGGAGCATCTTTGTTAAAGCTATTTTTACTGAGACTATGGGGTTGCTACCAGATTCATTTTCCACTTCTGTCATTAATCGTTTTGATAGTTCCTTATACATTCGTTCTTGTTCTGGTGTGAGGTCAACGTTGTATTCCATATAAGTCTTTTTTGGCAGGTCAAGACAATCCTCTTTCTTGACAATGAAAGCTACTTGAGATATTGCTTGTTTAAGGGAGTCCAGGTTCCTGTATCCGTTCACCACTTTAAACGACCGTAGAACCCCTCCCCGTTGTATTTTTAGTTCTTCCAGGTTGGCATATTGCGCTCTGAAAGCGTAGTAAGAGGTAAAACCAAGGATGCCGTTGCTTAAGAACTGGAATTGTGCCCAGGAGTCCGTGGGCCGGTTATCCAAGCAGGAGCCGGTTAGAATCCTTCTGGCCTTAGCTACTGACCCTATCTTCCATGCAGCTTTCGTTCGTGCTGCCTTGGGGTTCGCTATGGTTGTGGATTCATCTACAATGGCAAGGGTGTTGTGAGACTTGGTGAAATTGAAAGCAGCCTCAAAGCCTTTAGGAAAAGCTATAGCTTCAATGTTCATAAGAAAGAACTTCAAACACATTTCCCGTGAAGTAATGGCTTCGTTCATTTCCTTCCCTTCGTGGACTTTGTTTTTAGAAGACCAAACACCAACAGTTCTTTTAATATGATCAGGAAGGTGCTCCTCTATTGCTTGTTTCCAATTTGTATAAGAGCCGTTGTTTCCAAACACCATTACGGCATTTATCCAGCCATTGTCGTACATATAGGCAGCAGTATCAAGAGCAACTTTTGTTTTCCCGGTCCCCATATCCATAAGAAGGCCGTAGTTCTTTTGCTTCTTACTACCTTCCCAACAAGCAAGTTGGTGTTGATAAGGAGTTGTTTTGAATTTATAAGAGTCCATTTTTCTTTCTTCTTTCAACAAGAGCATCTTTTGTAAGGGCCTCTATTCCCACTAGGCCTTCTGTGTATTTGGTGTATTTGGTGTATATTAGTTTATTTTCTTTTACTACTACACAAGATACACAAGGGGTTTCATTAGGTAAACAAATGTTAAAAACACAACCTTTTGTGCATCGGTTTATTGAGTGTTTCATGTTTCCTCTAATTAAGACAAATGCCCCAAGCCCTTGAACCAACTAAGAAACCATTCTTTGTAACTATGTAATCTGATATTTGTTGAAAATCCATTTTAACCCCCTATATTGAAAAATAACAGTTTGTTTGTTCTTGAACTATGTAAAGATTCTTTTTTGCTCTTGTAACACCCACATAAAATACTCGTGCTTCATCATCGTAATTAGTCATCATGCTATTATAAGTTCTTTTTGAAAGGTCAGTGAACAACACCACATTTTCACTTTCCCCTCCTTTAGCCCCATGAATAGTCGATACTGTTATCCTGGGCTTTGTCACAAACGACCCTCCACGTTTACGGACGGCCAGGAAATATTCCCGATCCTCCATGCTGATTTTATCAAGTGCCTCGAACCACGGACGGTGTTTATTCTTTTCAATATCCTTACTTGACATATAACTCAGGACATCTTTCTTATCATTATCATTTACAAGACCTCCTTTACGAAGCTTCTCCCAATTCAAAGCAGCATCCAAAGCGTTTTCTGTGTGGTAGTCTTTCCACCGGCTTAAGTAAGTATAACCACTGAACCTGAGAAAATCAGTGATTTCTTTTATCATATACAAGTTACGAACAAGAACAAGCCACTCACCTGTTGAGAAGTCAAGGTCGTCTATGCCTGACACATACTCCACAAACCCCGGTTCTTTCGTAGGAGCATAGGTCTTGGGCACCCGGCCTTTTATTTCCTTGACTAATGTGCTTGCTATGTTGAACACGGCCTGGGGCACCCGGTAGCTTTGCGTAAGGACAGTGGTTTTGTTAGTTGCCGCCAAACCCATGAAATATTCGATGTCAGCCCCGGACCAGCGGAAAATAGCCTGATCGTCATCCCCTGCTACATGCGTTATTCCAGAACTCTCCGATAGCCTCTCAAGGATTTTCCACTGTAGAAGGCATAAATCTTGGGCTTCGTCAACGAAAAGCACGTCTAATTCCGGCATAACCCCTTGCTCATTGAACCGAGTGAGCATGTCCGTAAAATCATACAGGCAATTTACTTTTTTATATTTTTCATAAGTTTCTTTGAACAACAACAAAGTATAGTAGTCAAAGTCAAGTGTTTCTTTTTTGTAAGTGATTTCCAAATCTTCACAACGCATACGTGACAAAGACTCTAAGAACACAAGCTGATCTCCAATACTTAAATCCTCTATAGAGTACTCCAACCCACTTTTACCTTTTATTGGTACTCCTATCAAATCCCCCACTTCCATATAGTTCGACTTCTCTACTACACTTGCTTTCATCATACTTAATTGATAAAAGGCCATAGAATGAATTGTACGGAAATAGTTAAAGTAGTCTTTATCTTGTTTAAACTTTATTGAAGCACGGGTCTTGGCTTCTTCCACGGACTTCTTTGTAAAAGACACAAACCCTATTCTTTGTGGGTCAACACCTTTTGACAAGTATTGATCTATCAAATTTAAAAGTTCCGTGGTCTTTCCTGTTCCGGGAGGGCCTACTATTACGTTGGTGTTTTTCATAAGATGTTTTTATCCTCAATATCGGGTACTTTATATTTTTCTTCTTTCAATCTATTAAACCTTGGAAACTTCCATATTTGTCTACTGACCCCTTTTATACTTACTGGTTGGTGCTTCCCTCCATCTTCCTGTAATATAGAAGCAATGTTTTGTATCTTAAATTCCTTGAACCTAATGCGTTCAAGATAAGAATAAAAGTCCGATAACCTAAACCAATGATAATCCTCGTCAGTCCATGCTTTTCCCCGAAGTATTTCTTCTTTGTCTCTTGCCTGGACATTAGAAGTACAAAACTTTTCAAGATGCTCGAACAACAGCCCTTTTAAAGAAGCGTCTTTAGGAACAGCCAAGACTTCCACTTCTGACATCAACTCCTGAATGGTCATTTGCCATTGTTCTTTGGACATTACTACCGGGATAACGTTCAATGACTCCATGCAGCGCCGTTGAAAGTTTGCTTGCTTCTGTAAATCCTCAGTTGTCAACTCCAATCGCCCCATACCAACAACCTCAACAAACCAAATCGGAGGCTCTGTGTCGTACTTCTTCAAGTCCCTTAGAACAACATGACCTGATTCCCCACCTATTCCGAACTCTCTCTGTATACATATTGCCCTGTTGCAATAGTTTTTTAACGGAGACCTTGAGCAACCATAACGATACCCTTTTTTTCTTATGCTGTTTATGATTAAAGTCAACTCCTCCTCTGGTATAGGAGGAACGACTGAGTTTGCATTGTAATCTTTAAGTGTTATTGGCCAACCGTCTTCATCTTTTTTTCTTAAATACAAACCAAGCTGAAATAAAGACAGGTTCCTAATCCCAATCTTAAACCCCTGAGAGACCATATTCTGTAGGCAAGGAGGGCCGTCTTCAACGGATATATCCCCAATAATAGAAAATGCTTCAAACTCTTTTAACGTCCATCTTTTATTGTTTACAACCGTGAAAAAGTCTTCGATTAGTAGTTGCTTTGCATCAACAGAATAAGCGTATCTTTCAGTATTGGGCTCATCAAAATAAGGAAGGTTTATCCAGCTTCCAACATCCCCTCTGTCGGACATCAAAGATGTTTGTTTTGGGAAAATCTCACAAGAACCAAAACCAAGATAAGAGGCCATCATTTGCAGTTTACTTTGCATGAGGCTTGCGGGGATTTCTTCTCTTACAAAACAATACAGGTGTAGACCCCCGCTCTTGGTCCGGCAGGGAACCAACGGAAACCCCTCCCTGCTTATTCTATAAATAACTTTCTTTATGTCAAGACCTTTATAAACATCGATGTCTATAGCCCCAAAAATACAAGTAGCATTGTCCGTGATTGGGACTATGCCAAGACCTGTGACCCCTGATAGATGCCGGTCCCAAACTTCATCGGTTATTCGCTTAGATATAGTGTTCGCTTGTCCTGTAAACTTTTCTCCTTCTACTCCTTCTCCTTTCAACTGATACTGGCCATAGGCCCGTTGTAAACCTGAGAATATTTCTTTGAAAGGAGTTAAGTATTGATTCATTTTATACCTGAAAATTATTCAAGAGTTTCTTTGAACTGGTCACATACGCAAGTAACTTCCACTTTGTTTCCTACTCTATCACATCGTAGTTGATAGGTCACTCCATCGGACGTTGAGTGCTCACAAAGTAAACAACAGTCCGCCGCTCTGTAACGATAGGTTCTTTTATAATCTGGCATATTTCTCCTTTGAAAAAATGAGCCGGTCTTTCCCGGCTGTCAAAGGGTCGTCAATTAGGCCCATAGACGCGACATTACTCGCACAGGGTTTTTGGCCCCGCTCTTTAGAAGTGTTCCGCCGCTTTAGATGTATCGACACCAACAACCCCATCCGATTCAACTGGGACAGCGGACTTGACCGCTCCGCTGGTAACATCGGAATAGAACTTCTTGGCATCCTGGTACAGTTCAGCGTTCTTTGGGTCTTGGGCATAAAGAATTGGGCTTCCAACTATGTAACCATACCACGAACCACGGTCATTACTCTCCTCAACCGCACTAATAGCGTAAGAGTGCGAATACATCGGGGGAGTGAACTTCCGACCTTTGTAACTGACTTGCAGACTTAACATCTGCGAAAGCCAATTACGGCTCTTTTTAAGCTGCGTACTGGTCATGGAAAGAACAATCCGCTCAAACCCACCGTCTTCTTTTACAAGAAGGCACCAGTGCTTGGCCGTAGGGACAACGAGATTGCCATTAGGCAATACATCAACGTTCTTCTCATTTTTCTTTGTGCCATTGAGAATGGCACTATCGATATATTCCTTGACAAACCCACCCCCTTGTTCCCTGGGCACCCACTCAATATAAACCTTCTGGAAAGCGCAGGGGATTACGGTGATGTGGTCCTTATACCGAGCATGGGTCACTGTATTGTAGAACTCCCCGGCAACTGCTCCGGGTATCTTCGTAGGGCCATGACACTGAGGGCTATTGGACTGTAGCACCCGGATAAACGGAATGGCTATATCTTCCGGGCGAACGTTCTCAAACCCGCTTTGCCCCAAATCCTCCATAAACCCCTGCTCCGCTGGTAGTCCGGCAGGGGCCTGTACTGCAACAGCTTTTTTAGTGTCCATGTCGGACGCTCCTTTTTTGTTTGTTTTGTTGTTCATACGACTCTTCTTTCTTTTAAAGGTTACTTAACTTTTGTTGACCGTAAAGGATACACTTTAAACAACTCTTTAGGGAAATCCGCTCCTGATTCAATTTGTTCTTTTACAAATGAATAAAGGGTTTGTGGGTGGACGTAGGTTTTGTCTTTGTAAAGCAACCCCAATTTTTCTAAAAGTTTTGTGAGGGTTTCATGGGCTTTTGATTCTCCTTTCTTTATGTCAGCCTCTACTTTGTGTTTAATGATGCTTTCGTGTCCATTGTCCTTTAACCAAGAGAAGCAGTTATCGGAATTTTCCTCAGTGATCGAAGCCGTATACTTGAGATTCACTTCCACTGTACGGCCATCTTGTAGTGTAAACTTCTTCATCCCCAATTCGTCAAATAGGTCGGGGATCAGTAGGTTGTTGTATTGAGCGAAATCCTCATTGGCCTTAGACAACTCCTCAGTGGCTTTTGCAATTCGGTCCTGGGCTTTGTCCATTTTTTCAAGAAGATCGGACAATTCTGAGAGTTTTTCGGTCTTGGGGATTTCCTTTACAACCGACTCACTGTCTTCCATCATTTCATCCATAAAAACAGAGTTCTTAGGGAGGTTTTCTATAACCACTTTACTTGCTTTAGCTACTTCTTCACTATAATTAAAAGCTTTCTTTGACATACTTTTCTTCTTTCTCGAAAAGGTTTATTGATATAGGGAAATAAGCCGATGTTTGTCTGTCCCATTTCAACAGGTTCGCCCGTCCTTGGTTCCATTTACAAGCTGTAGCTACTGCAATACCTATACAAACAGGGTCCCCAATAAGAACAAGGTAATCATCATCGCAAAAATCAGAAAGCTTTGCGTCAATCTGTCTGGTTGCTTGACCAGCACTAAAAGAAATCTGCAATCCGGGAGGAAGAAGAACCTCTATTTTACCGTATTTTTCTGCGGGGAGAATGTTCTTCCCTTGCTGTTCTTGAACAACATAGACAGTGGCCATTGGCTCTTCTTTCTTTTAAAGTAATCTTCCTTGACACATCCAATGATATTTTAAAACTTCTTTAATGCTCAAAATGAGTGTACCCCAATTAAAACCAATCTTGTTTTTTTCTGATCCCCAGATTGGAGGTATAGGCAGGTATTCTATCCTGCTTTCCATATTCCTTGCACAATAAGCTAAGATACGCTCCTTGTACCTAACAAGCACAATAACACACGCCCCTTGTTTAACCCTCCTATTATGCCACACAACTTGTTCGGGACGCAAAAGTTTTTCTACCGAGCGTTCTTTTCCTTTGTTGTCACAGACTTTTAGCTCTACCCAATAGTCAATGCCACAAGAGCCGCTAATATCAGGCATCCCATTATCCGCCGTATTTTCAACACGAGAAACATCGCCCGGAAGGTGGGGTTTGATTAACTTCCAAAACTTCTGTTCTGTCAAGTTCATAGGTTCTTCTTTCTTTTTCGTCTTATTAAACTAATTGATGCCAAAACTAAAAGCAATTGAAAACGGTTGTGTTACTGCCCGAAGTGCCGGGCTATATAATCGTATGTTAACTTTGCATAATGTTCAGTTACGTTTCCGAACAATACGTTTTCCGGTGACAGTGGTGCCGCTTTTAAATATTTCAAAACTGTTTTCCATCCCGGCATTTCGCGGCTAACGCTGTTGGTGGATGTGCCTGCCGACTCTTTGTTTTTTGCGGGCGCGTCTTCTGTTTCAATCCAGGAGTGCTCTGTTATCATACATCCAACCATGTCCCGACCCATAAAAAACTCCGCCTCTGCTTTTGACTCATAATGCCGCGCCTTGGTCAGGTCTTGCGTCCACCGCTTAGAAGTATCCCAATATTTGTCTTGACCATATCTACGAACCCACCAGAATGGATTACCATCAATATTTTTTTCGATCATCCAAAATGTTTTATTTGTCATTTTTTCTCCTGCGCCCGCTTCCAGTATGGTTCGGCAGGCATTTACCCCAACGTGTGACAAATTGCCCGAAGTATTTAAACGCGCTCGAACCATTGACAACCTGGATGTGTCGCGCAGTCCCATGAACATTGAAACTGATCCTTACAATCGCTACGTTTAAATATTTTGGGCTTTGGCTGTTGCACGGGGCGCTTCGCCCGAACTGTTTTGCGGCGCTCCGCTTTCTGAGAATCCATGAAATCTGCTACTTCCCTGAGACAATCGGAAGTCCACTCTGTTAAATCGGTAAAGGATAAAAACACGATAGACCTTTTAAAAACTTCACCCCTCGGATGGATACTTCCGATTTCAGTATTGCCCCGATTGGAAATAGTTACTACTTTATTTGGGCGTTGTTTGAACTTCAATAATTTCATGGATTCTCTTTCTTAAATGGTCGCCGCAAAATTGCGTGTAACGTTCGCTAAACGGCTTCAAGTACCGCTATGACCGCACTTAAGTTATATAAAGCTCCGTCGCGTTCGTCTGATCCGCAATTGTGGGATAACGAATCTAAAGCATCTTTAAGTAAAGGTATTTGAGCCTTTAGCTGTTGGCTGCGCCCGTCTTCGGGCGGAACTGTAGCGGCCAACTTGGCTTTTACCGAGGCACGAAGAAATGTATTTTCATCAAGCAATCGATTGTTTATTCCGTCCAGTTGCCCAAAAGCTTTTGCCGCTTTTGCCAATTCTGCATATAGATCTTCAATGCTCGACATTTTTGCGCCTCCTATAAAATTTGATCTTGGCCGCTATTGCAGCCGACGTTTACGAAACGGGCGAAGTGCCGGTTTCGGCATTTAGGCTCTCGACCAAATTCTTGGCCGCGCTCTCGATTTCTCGAAACTGCTCGATCCCAGACCAAGGCGAGGTCGAAGATTCAGGATGCCTTTCGCACCACGCGGCCAACTTCTTTACTATGTCGAGAGCCGGTGCCCTTTCGTTGTTGGTGGATGTAAATTTTTGCTCCGCAGCGTCCGTGGCCGCTTGCCAGCACGCGCGGTAATCTACGAATGCACCACAGTATTCCCACCCTTCGACATACCACCATTCCATAAATGTTTTAGCGGTCACCTATAACCCCTGTTTCAAAAATTTATTTACACCAACGTGCGCTAAACTGTTGATCGTTTGCCCGTACCGTGACACGTTTGACACTCAGTCCCAACAGGGTATCCAAAAGCATCATCCATCCAGCCGTTCCCGTTACAGATAGGACAAATGTCAACATTTAGCTGTTGGCCGACAGTTTGCGCCTGCTCCGCTTCTGCCTGCGCGGCCTCTTGTTCTGCCGCATAAGCTTGGCATTCTGCTTCTGCTTGGCCACGAGCGTTACATTCTGCGTTGTACTCATCCTGTGCCGCTTGCTGGCAAGCCATTTCGTAAGCACCACCATCATCTTCACCGCACGGATACATTTTTATTCCTTTCTTGGCCGCGCCTTTGATATGGTCAGGCGCAAATTTTGGCCAACGGATGATAAATGGTGAAGTAACGTACTCGTTATTTAGGCTCTGCGCCACCATTTATTTGTTGGGCGATTTGCCCGTTTTACTCCGATGTTTCCAGCGGCGCGATTATTTTTTTCATTTCTGTAATTACTCGTTCGATAGGGGCTACAATCCAAGAATCTCGATACAGGCGCGTGGCCTCTTTAATCTCGGCGCTATGCGTAGAATTAATCATTTTTGCTGCTTTCAAAGCTTCGTTAAGTTCCCGCAAAGCCGCTCTTATTTTTTTCTTTCCAAATTGCATTTCGCGCCGCCTTTCAAATATCGGTTTTTAAAACGGGCATTTCGCCCAACTATATCAATGACGTAACATATTTCGATAGTGGTAGATTGTGTTTCTTTGCGTATTTTATAGCAGAGGTCCAATCTACTTCGGTGTTGTGTATTGCTCCTGGGTAAATTAGCAAAATACCAAATTTCAAAAGCATGTCCGACATAGCAGAGGCCGATCCCCTTGGTTGTCTGGTAAGTTCACTTGTCAATATTTCCTTGTAATTAAGAGACTCTTTTTGAGCAATTTCCCAAACCCTGTCTTCTGTGTATGTATTGTGTGCTTTTTTCATGTGTTTAATATAACTATTGGAATAGTGGTTAGCAAGAACTATTTTATCAATTCCACTTTTTCACAATGACCCCAATCCTTGCCTAAATCAACATCGACCTTTAAAGGAACGGTGAGTTTAAGATAATCCGCTGTCTCATGTACCATTATGTCATGGACTATCTTTGCATCTGATCTTGACTTAAAAGAATAATCATTTTCATCATGTACCGTCAAGTGAGGAACAAAACCTGCACGTCTACAAAGCACCAAAGCAACCTTGATCATGTCCGCGCTTGATCCTTGTACAACTGAATTAAGAGCTTTGTGCAAAAAGTATCGTTGTATGGGTCTACCAAAAGTTTTTAAAGCCTCATCGTACTTTTTTGGCACAAGCCCTTGCGTCCATTTCGGTGGACCCCAAAGATCGAAATGCCTTCTTCGACCAAGAAGCGTTTTCACATACCCTCGGCTTGCAGCCAATCGTGATGCCGCCTTTGTCAACTCCCCCACATAAGGAAGAGCAGCGTGATACTTGTCAAAAAGAGCATAAGCTTCGTTTAAAGATATTCCTAACTTCTCAGCAAGCTTCTTTTTCCCCATACCATAAGTCAAACCAAGGTTAATAATTTTTGCTGGTTTACGTTCAATAGAAGCCATGTCAGCGGTCATCTGGTGATAGTCTGTATCGTTATTATCAAGGAATTTTTGCCTTGCTTCTTCGGCACCTTTAAACCCACTGACATATCCATAATGAATAGTGACCCGTGGTTCTTGTTGATTATAGTCACAAACCCCTAACTCACAGCCTTCTTCCGGTATAATAAGACCACGGACTATTTCAGCCATTCTTTCATTACGGGCAGGGAATTGTTGCGCATTAGGGTTAGAAGACGAAAACCTTCCTGCAACCGTGCCATGACTATCATTTTTAACTTGCCAAAATTGAGGGTGAATACGACCGTGGACATTTAAGTCTATGATTTTTTTCCTTATAAACACGCTTCCAGAACGATCCAATGAACGGGCCTCGGCAATCATCTTCAAGAAGTCACTATCACTTGATAAAAGCCATTCCGACTGAAAGGTTGGGTTGCCTTTAGTGGTAAGGCCAAATGGAAGGCCAAGCTTCTTACAAGCTTCTTCAATACTGTCTCCCGACCAAATATCAAGGTCAAGTCCACACCGATTACGAAGTTTTTTCATCACCCCAATATACTCTTGTTCCAACAAATCAGCCGACCTATGAGCCTGTTCCACATCCACACGAACACCGAGCATTTGCATCTCAAATAGTAAGTCCAGAACCTCCGCTTCGAGTTCAAATAATTTCCAAAGGCCATCTGTTTCCAAAGCAACTTTTTGTTTTTCAAATATGCGTATAGGTAGGTCAGCGTCCTTCTCTCCATAGGCTCCAACATACCGGGCTGGTAAGTCTCGCAAACACCCCTTGACTTGTTGGACAACGCTTTCGTCCGGGTCTCCTTTGCCTTGTGGTTTAAATCCAAAAATAAACTTACCGCATTCCAAAAGCAGTCTGTGGTCTTTATGCTCATTAAGCCACTTGACACCGAGAGCATCCAATTTAAAAGTTGCTTGGTTTTCGTCAATAAGAGGTTCCGCAATTTGGACATCCCATTTAGGACCGGCAATATCCACACCAAGATCGCACTTAGCCCACACCATATCGTAAAGGATATTAGCACCAATTTTAGGGGTGTTATCATTTAATTGCTCCTTGAGCCATCGGACAGCGGCCTGGGGGTTGTCAACATTGTCTGATTCATGCCTAATAGGGTAATAGCCTTTAAAACCATCTTCCGTAGCGATAGAGAACCCAATAACATAACCGTCTTTACGTAAAGCCCCTGGGCCGTTTTCAAGCAAGTTTGGGTCATGGGTTTCAAGATCAAAGGACAATACTTTTGCCTTCCCTTTAAGAGTAGGGTAGTTGTTGGTTGGTCTCCAATCGGAGTTTACTAAAGATAAAAGGTTTTCGTTCATTAGGCTTTCATTCCATTCAATTTTAACATCAGATCAGATAAAGTGTTGGTTGCTTCTTGCTTCGCTTTTTCAGGGTTTTCTTGATAGTCTGAAAGATTTATCCTGTTGTTACTGTAAGAGTTGCTTTTATCTTTAAGGTAATATACATATGTGCTTTTAAGACTATCGAAATTTCCTTGTTGCCCAAGACAAATATCTAACTTTTCCTGTTTCATTCCACAATCTCCTTTAACATTGCTTCCAAGAGAATAAAGTAATTGATTATATCCCCAATCTTTTCTTCAATCACCTCAACGCTTGGGTGTTTTTTGTCCATGTTATCTACAATGTCAAAGACAGAGACAAGGTGTTTTGATAACATCCCCATCAAAGCCTTTTCTCTTGAAGTCCACAACATGGAAGCAGCCCGATTGAAATTGTGAAGCCGGTCCGTCTTAGTAGCATACTCCTTTGACTTCTTGCAAAGAATACGTTTGATCTCAGCACACCGATACTCAACCAACTCGTCAAATTTTTTGGGTAACATAACTCATCCTTTCGTGTTTTTGTGTGTTATAGCAGCATCAATAGCCTTCTTGAGTTCGGGCCAACCTGTCAAGTTTTGTTCATCAAGCCACTCAATATAAGAGTATTTGTTAATATAGATCGTATAGAACGTGTCTCCTTTGTACTGGCCCCACGGCATTACAAAACTCCTCCAATCAAACGTCCCACATTCTTCTTTCTCCTCTTGCCAATTCTCAGGATGACAAGTTGCACAGTCATCCGCTCCACACATACAAGGACCGTTCATATTGCCCCCTTCATTGGATCACTACGTGGTTATTCATATTTTCTCCTTTGGATTCACAACCTCTATCATCTCTTGCGCTGTTAACCAAGTCCCTTCGACATTATGGCTACCGCAATCTTGGCAATACCCATGCACAATCTCAGGGTTTTCGTGAATAACTACATTTTTTACATTTTTATGTTTGCACCTCATTTGTTCCTCCACACATTGTCTACTATCATGTCCCTTATCCCTTTTCTAAAGATTTCTTCTTTGCAAAGAAAGGCTGCTGCCCCATTGACATATTGCGCGTTTTCTTGGTCAAAATACAATTGTGCAAACAAACAGATAATAGCTGCATAAAGTGGGGAACCACTCAAAGTACAAAGGCGCAAGGAATCATCATAACCAATTTGCAATTCATCCCCAGGAACTATGTATTTGGTGTTAATTGCTTGTACCTCGTGGGAAATTTTATACTTAAGATAAGCTTTACTTAACATTACTTAACCCTTCTGTCTATGTACCAAAAGGAACTGGCAAAGGCTTCATCAACCTTACACACAATCCAACCAGAAACATTCTCTATACCAACAAATAAAGCCCGAACAGTGAAATACCAAGCATGTGCCATCAATAAAACCACTATGCTAATGAAATACCACATCTTCTTTCTCCTTTAACGGGCTTAGAACCGTTTTGCCGCATTACAGGGAGTGCGCCTGTCCTCCCTGTCTTCTGCGTAGCCTGTATTACTTCATTAGTCCAAGACCTTTAAAGATATTGGATTTATGCCACGAGAAATTGTTCATCTTGTCACCGATACAAGAGAAATCTTTATCTAACTTGGCTTTGATTTCATCGGTAGTATACGTCAATTCCGTATTCGCTTTCTGTCCCTGGCCAATAAAGATTTCAAGCAGCAAGTTTGCCTGATAAGGCAAGGGTTTGCCGTTCTTGAGGCGAAGATCGGAGAAGGGCATTGCCGGAGCCACAAAGGTGAAGGTGTGCGTCATGCCCCTTCGGGGACCGGCCAAGAGGGCTGCTTTCTCTTTTTTGGTAAGCACGATAAGCGCCCGGAGGTCTTTTATCTCTGCGGTCAAGGCTTCGATTGTCATTTTATGGGCTTCAATAGCGTGGTCTTTGGTCAACACTTCCACGCTGTCCTCTGCATAAGCCACGGCAGGACGCTCCACGTAATTGCGTTTCTTCGGAGCTTCGGCAGGGGTAGGTTCTGCCTCACCCAAGGGGGTACTGGCCGCTTCATGCGTCCCAGGGCCGTTGTAATTCTGATCGACTTCAATAACTTCTTCTTCCATAGGTTCTTCCTTCTTCGGTTTTGAATTGTGAGACTTTTCTTTCGACTTCTTTGAACTCATAAAGACCTCCGGTTAATGTTTTGTAGATAAAAAATACTCTGCTCTTGCTCTTGTTTTATATGGTTGTCCGTTATTACTATGGGGTAGAGAAACTAACCCAAAATCTGTATTGGAAATTTTCTGTACCCTTCTCCATTCTTTTTGTTCCGGTGTAGGCCACTCACCAATACGCACTCCTTTCAAGGGCTTTGGGCCTGTAATATGTTTCCCTTTTAACGGCCTAATGGGTTTGTCCATGTCAGTGTCGCTTCCTTGTATACCTTGCAAGCTTGTTTAAAACAACTCAGACAAAGGTCTTTGGCCACTGATAAGATCGGCTCCCTATTAACAACGCTCACGCTCTTTACCTCTTGGAACGAGAACAACCTTTGTTCGTCCTTAAAGCATTCGTCACATTTCTTTTCTGAAATAGTCTCCATTACTTTCTCCTTTCTTTTAATACAACTCCTTAAATATCTTTCCGTACTTTACCATCCATTTTTCAATTTTAACAAAATCCTCAAAATCATGTGAAGCAGAGAACTTATCTACTTTCTCTATAAGACCATCGAAAAGATTTTTGAGGTCATGGACATTAAGTATACGGATTTTATCCAATACTTTTTGTATGTTTTGAACCTTCTCCTCACTTACGTCTTTGCCTTGTATGGCCCGATAGAACCACGATTGGGACATACGTAAATCTTCTCTATACCTGGAATAAAACTCTCCGGTATTGTTCCAACAAATCTTTTTTAACTCAGCAATTTCAAACTCTGTAAGGGATTCTGTGTTTTTCATGCTATTAAAGATAATTAACGCCTAAATACAAGTCAAGTAAAAAATTATTTTTTATTTATCTTTGATCACTCCTTCCCCATTTTAACCTTTACATAAAAGAAATCATTTCCTGAATCTATACGTGGCAGGGGGATAATCTCCGTGTTAGGGGCTATAGGGTGATAACACCCATGAAACCAACCGATTTCCAACGGACCGTACCGTAACCCTGCCCCTATGTCAAAATCCATGCGTATCGGATAATATTCTACGATACTGGAAGTTGACAGGGAGTACGAGGTCATTCCTCCTGTAATAAAACCTATCTTAAACAACCTGGCGGTAGCTTGGTAGTCAAAAACCCATGTATGGCTCACGTCAATATACTGGTGGTCAGTTGGTATCTCATACAAAGACATTGTGTGCCCTGGCATATAGCCAAGTTGAAGTACTCCCGACACGGTGATTGCAGCAAGAAGGTTCATGGTTTTTTCCCCCTAACCCCTCTAAAAAACCCACGTAAAACACCAGACACAACCAACACCAAGAAAATAACTCCCCCTACTAAAACCTTGCCGGAGTTTTTTAACGCTGCTCTTGCTTGGTTCCCCGCCATTTCAGCTGCAGTCTCAGCCCACTTTGACCCGCCAATTATTTTTTCTTCAAAAGTATCCATTTCACCCTCCTTTTTTCTATACAGATTTTTACACCATGTCTTTGAAATACTTTCCCGTGCAACCCAGGGGCGGCATAGGGTGAATCGGAGAAGACTTCTTCGGCTTTTTTGGATGGTCGAAGTAATCACTCTTATCGTTGAATAAAGTTCTCCGTTTCCTTCCTGATTGACTCCCAGGATCACGATTAAACGGCTTATTGTGCTCACGCATTTCTAACCCTCCTTTTTCTATACAGGTTTTCGTATACAGAATTTTAATATACACTTTTTACCGGCCTCTTGGCAAGACGGTCACTGGCCCGAAGGCAAGACGGTCACTGGCCTAAGGGCAAGCGGATCACTGGCCTAAGGGCAAGCGGATCACTGGCCTAAGGGCAAGCGGATCACTGGCCTAAGGGCAAGCGGATCACTGGCCTAAGGGCAAGCGGATC